CCATACCATAATTGCTGGTGGTACCAGGCAGATAAAATACAATCATGCCAGAGGAAGTACCCGATGCGCTCCACTGTATGTTTGGACGACCAAGATTATTTCCCTGTTCAAGATGGCTGGCCAAAGTCATTTGACCTGAATTGTTAATACCTGCAACGTTTCCAGAATCAACGTTGCGGAAAATCCAACCTCGACCTGAAGTTGAATTCATTGTGAAATAAGTTGCCCAATCAGCACTTACTGAGCCATATGTACCAAATGTTCCGGTTTGTTGGAACATTATTCCATATGTTGGTTGTCCACCTGATGCTCCATTATAGAGTGAAAGACCGTAACCATTTGAACCTGTAGTATTGTTAATACCGATATAAGGTGCGTTTAATGAACCCGCGGTAGTTAAAGCATTAACATATGATGTGCTTGCTGGGTCTACGTAATAGCCAGTGTTATTGCTATCATAGAATATTGGCGCTCTCATATCACCACTGGTTGTTATTGTTCCTCCATTATCGAAACCATCACCAAATACAAATCTTTTCCAAGAGCCCCAACTTGTAGATGTTCCATAACGCATCCACAGACGAGCATTGTCGCTATATGCTATTTCTGATGCTCCACCACCACTAAAATCAGAACCCGAACCATATTTTCTCCAATACATGACGCCATTATAGCTGCCACCATCACTCAATCCGTTCGTTGAATTTCCTTTGAAATCAAAACGAACTAAGCTACCATAAGTTTGTGGAGTCGTTGCCGAATTTCTTGTATCGAAAGATTCTAAACTTTGTGTATTTGTTGGTCCTGTTGGTCCGGTCGGGCCAGTAGGTCCAGTTGCGCCTTGAGCACCTTGAGCACCTTGTGGTCCTGTTGGGCCGGTCGGGCCAGTAGGTCCAGTTGCGCCTTGAGCACCTTGAGCGCCTTGTGGTCCTGTTGCGCCGGTTGGTCCAGTTACACCTTGAGCGCCTTGTGGTCCTGTTGCACCAGTTGGTCCTTGTGCGCCTTGTGGTCCAGTGGGGCCTGTCGGTCCTTGAGCACCAGTCGGTCCTTGAGCACCTTGTGGGCCGGTCGGTCCAGTGGGGCCTGTTGGTCCTTGTGCGCCTTGGGGTCCAGTTGCACCTTGCGGACCTTGTGGTCCAATAAGATTCGTTGATGCACCAATCCAAACACCATTGGCAGCAATGACTCTAGACGAACCAATGGTCAAGCCATTCTTTACGATGAAATCTTGATTACTTGCCATTGATTAAATTCCTCATTTCTTCAATCTGTTCCTGTTGTTCTTTAATTGCTTCAATTAGAACTGCGACTATCTCACCATAACCAACCGAATATGTAGTTTCTTCGGAACCACCAACAACTTCCGGAATAACTTCCAATACTTCTTGTGCGATAAGTCCAATATGTTTTTTTGTTTTGTCAGTTAAGTCTTTACGAGTGAAATATGTTCCTCTTAGCCTTTTAACTTTATCAATTGCATTGTCGATAGTTTCAATGTTGTCTTTAATTCTTCTATCGGAGTCTGCTCTAACGGAAGTTGCCGATTGTAAGTAGTAGCAATATGTTGTATTGTTCAGGTCAGCGTAATAGCCGGTGTTATTTGAGTCATAATAAATTTGCGCTCTCATTGAGCTACCATCAGCAAGAGAATAATCATCACCAACAACACGTAAACGCCAATTGCCACTTGCTCCTAAGAATCCAATATTATTGCTGGTATCTGCATAAACATAACCACGCAAAGCACTCAAATGACCACCAGTATAGAATCTAACGCTACTAACACTTGTTGTACTGGACATATCCCAGTAACCATTAGTGGTTGAACTCAAATGCTGAGTTGTATTCTGATTATATAAACCTGTATTGTTTGCGTTATTTCTGAACCAACCGTTTACATAGAATTGACTAGCTGTAACATCACCGTTTAGATTGGTACCACTGGCTGGGTCAACATAATAGCCAGTGTTATTTGAGTCATAGAATATTGGTGCTCTGAACGAGCTGGCTGCCCAATTGTTTCCAGACATATCCAATTCCCAACGATTCGCTGAAGCAGACCAACCACCGATACGCATTACGTTATCGGAATCTAATCCCATGTTAACTGCATAATGACCACCTTTATGAAAAGACATAAAAGCGGAATTATTACCAGTTGAATATGCTTGGAGTGGCGGGCTAGATAAAGAGCCTGATGTTGCTCCAAGGTTACTTTGAAAGTAATTGGGGCCAGTCCAAGTATTAGTTGAACCTAAAATTGATGCGCCAGAAGGACCAGTGGGTCCAGTAGGTCCGGCTGGACCCTGAGCACCTTGTGCCCCTTGTGCTCCTGTTGGGCCAGTAGGCCCAGTAGGTCCAGCTGGACCCTGAGCACCTTGTGCCCCTTGTGGACCTGTTGCGCCAGTTGGTCCTTGAGCACCTTGTGCGCCAGTCGGTCCTGTTGGTCCAGTAGGGCCTGTTGGTCCGGCAACACCCGTGGACCATGTGCCATCTCCACGCCAAAAAGTTGATGCAGATGCGTTTGTTCCACTATTTAATCTAGAAACTGGAAGGTTTGCGCTTAAAGAGCCGGCACTTCCACTAACACTTCCTGTGATAGTGTTTGAAACTGTCAGACCAACTAAATTACTTGTACTTGATGGGTCTGTATAATAAGCTGTATTGTTCGTATCATAAAAAATTGGGGCTCTCAAATCTCCGGATGTTGAAAAAGTTCCACTTCCACCTTCACTTGTAAGAAACTGATATGGTCCTACATTTGTTCCACCCTCTTTACGCATATATTGCGGAGGACCCCAAAAAGGCATTATCAATGTTTGATTGTAATAATTTGAACCATCACCATGATTTGAAATTAAATGACTTGCCCAGCTACCGGTCCATGTTTGCCAGTTAGTGCTGGCTTGATACCAAGTAAGACTGCCGCTACCATATCCAGTATTTTGTAAATTGCCGGCAGAATATGAGGTAGAGCCAGCTGGTCCTGTCGGACCAGTTGCGCCTGTCGGTCCTTGTGCGCCTTGAGCACCTTGAGCACCTTGAGGTCCGGTTGGGCCAGTCGGACCTGTTGCGCCAGTTGGTCCTTGTGCGCCTGTTAGTCCTTGTGCGCCTTGAGCGCCTTGAGGTCCGGTTGGGCCAGTCGGACCTGTGGGTCCGGTTGTTCCAGTAGGACCCGTTGGCCCAGTAGGACCAGCGGCGCCTTGTGCGCCTTGAGGGCCCGTGATACCTGTAGAGCCTTGAGCGCCCTGCGGTCCTGTTGGACCAGTTGGTCCAGTTAAACCTTGAGCACCTTGCGGTCCAGTTGCGCCTGTTGGTCCTTGAGCGCCTTGTGGACCTGTAGGCCCAGTAGGACCTTGAGCGCCTTGTGGACCTGTAGGTCCTTGCGGACCAATGAGATTGGTTGATGCGCCAATCCAAACACCATTGGCTGCGATGACTCTGCTTGAACCAATGGTCAAGCCATTCTTTACGATGAAATCTTGATTAGAAGCCAAGGTTCACTATCCCCTCTTTACTTTATTTTATTATGTAGCTATCAATGTAACAGCAGTCTTGAATGTTGTTATTGCGTTGTTAGGTGTAGCCACCACACTTAGAGTACCTGCCGAAATTGATGCATCAAATACTGCAAGTGTTGCACCTGTTTTGATGTTACCATATTGAGACAAATAAACAGTTGTGCCGTCATGTATCAGTGTCATCTCCAACAATTCATAAGAAGAACCGCTGGTAACTTGCACAAGATATTTTGCAGAACGGAATGCAGTTGTTGAGAAAGAGTCTAATGTGAATTGCGCGGTAGAACCTGTTGTAACAGCAGTTGCTTCATAAACAGAATGTGTATTGACTGTTACAATATTGTTTGATGTTAATGAAGAACCAATCAATGAACCGGAAGTTGACAACGTTCCGGTCATTGTGTCGCCAGCTTTTGCGACTTTTGTAATTAGACCTGCACCAACGTTAGCTTGGTAATTATTAGTTACAGTAATAAGTCCCGCACCAACGTTTGCATCTGAAGCCAGTTTGTTTGCAATTAAACCAGAACCAACGTTAGCCTGATATGCATTTGTTACAGTGATAAGTCCTGCACCAACGTTTGCTTGACCTTGTATAATAGCAGAACCAACGTTTGCTTGACTTGTAGCTTGGTCGGCAATTCTTGCTGAGCCGACATTGGCTTGATAAGCGTTAGTTACAGAAGTGTTTAAAGAAATTAAGCCTGCGCCAACGTTCGCATCTGAAGCCAGCTTGTTTGCAATTAAACCGGAACCAACGTTAGCCTGATAGGCATTGGTTACAGAAGTGTTTAAAGCAATTAAACCAGCACCAACGTTAGCCTGATAAGCGTTAGTTACAGAAGTGTTTAAAGCAATTAAACCAGCACCAACGTTTGCTTGACTTGTAGCTTGGTCGGCAATTCTAGCGGAACCAACATTTGCTTGGTATGCATTAGTAATTGAAATTACGGCCGCACCAACGTTAGCTTGACCTGCGGTTTGAATTGTGTTTGCATAATCAAGTGGGTCAACACCACGCAATGTGATTACGTTTGTAACTAGATTTGCGCTTAGTGTTGCAACTCTTGTGTTTGCAATGTCAATAGTATTTGTCGGCTCAACATTTGTTAACAAATTGTCAAACAAATAATATCTTCCATCACTAGCTTTACGAACAAGACCAGTATGATTATTTGGAGTATTTGCGTAATGACCAACAAAACCAATATCGAGTATGTCTGTTACATTTTCTGAACCTAATCGGATAACAGTATCAGTAACAGATAATGAACCTACATTAATTGTTGTTGTATTTCCAGTAATAGTTAAATTACCAGTAACGGAAAGGTCACCAGAAATCGTACCACCTGAAGAACTTAATTTTGTGTTAGCATGAGCATAAGCATTGTTTGCGTGGTCCCATGCACTATTAGCCCTATTGTATGCTAAGTTTGCTTGAGCAAAACCGCTTGTTGCAACACCAAAACCTGAGTTAGCTTTATCGAATGCTAAGTTGGCTTGAGAGAATGCACTGTTTGCAACATCTCTTGTGGGCTGAATTTGTGGAGCAACATTATTTGCGGCATCAAATGCCAAGTTAGCCTGAGCAAATGCAGAATCTGCGCGAGCCAAAGAAATAATTTTTGCGGCGCCAACATTAGCTTGTGCTGAAGCCTGGTCGGCAATTCTAGCGGCGCCAACATTGGCTTGGTATGCATTTGTAACAGATGTGTCTAAAGATATTAAACCAGCGCCAACATTAGCCTGTGCTGAAGCCTGGTCGGCAATTCTTGCTGAGCCGACATTTGCTTGATATGCATTTGTTACGGAAGTGTTTAAAGCAATTAAACCAGCACCAACGTTAGCATCAGAGTCTAATTTGTTAGCAATTAGTCCAGCGCCAACGTTTGCTTGATATGCATTAGTTAAGGATGTGTTTAGCGAAATTAAACCAGCACCAACATTTGCATCAGAGGCTAATTTGTTAGCAATTAAACCAGCACCAACGTTTGCTTGATATGCACCAGTAATTGTAATAACCGCTTCACCAACGTTCGCTTGTCTTGTAAGTATTTCATTATTAGCTGTTGCATATGCACTATTTGCATAATCCCATGCGCTATTTGCTTTATTGAAAGCTAAATTTGCTTGGTCGAATGCTCTTGCTCCACCAGCAGTGTATGCAGTATTGGCCGCATCATATGCCAAATTGGCTTGATTGAATGCATTTGTTAAGGTGTTTGCTAAACCTGAGGATGAAGGAACATTTGTTCCACTCAGTACCAAATCTGTAGCACCAGAAATGACAAGCTGATTGTTTGTTTTGCTTAATTTAACACCGTCAATATCAACGGTGCCTGCGCCAACAAAAATATCTTTCCAGCGATAAGATGCTGAACCTAAACTATAAACGTTGTCTGTTGTCGGATTTACATTGCCTGTTACAATAACATTACCTGCTATTGTGCCACCAGATGAAGAATATTTTGTGTTTGCGGCATCATATGCGGCATTGGCTTTATTATATGCTTGCTGTGTAAATGCTTGATTTGCAGTTAAAGAACTTTCTCTCGCAAGTGCGTAGCCACCAGCAGTAACACCATCGTGCAATATAAGTGTGTTTTTATCGGTGTCCATCGACACCTCAGCGACTGCTCCCGTAAAAACGGCAGTCTGTGCTGTATTACCTCTGCGAAATTGTAACTGTATAGACATTAAAATTTACCCATTTTCTTATATTTATGGCGAGGTTATTGCTGTAGGTCAATTATGTTTGTATTGAATACTGCTTCAGTTATTAAGCCCAAATCAATGAGTCCGAAACCTCCACCACCGGCGCCAGCATTTGCTGTATATTGTTTAGAGCCATCTGCGAATTGTATATACTGATTTGTTATTAATGCACTTAGAACGTTTGCATTTCCAGTAACAGTTAAATCACCAGATATTGTTCCACCAGAAGAATTTAGTTTTGTATTTGCAGTATCAAATGCTAAGTTGGCCTGAGCAAAAGCATTATTAGCAACATTAGAAATTCTTGTTGTTGCATTACTTGTTATATCACCCTTTACAACATTAAGTCCATACTCACCAATTTTCAGAACAACATTTTCATCGTTGATGCCACCGGCAACAATTCGTGTTTCTTGTCCCGGAGTTCCTGATATTGTACCAACAACAAGATTACCACCAACTTGTCCTGTATTACCTTGAACCAACAAAAAGCCATCAAGTGCTTTTATGTTACCATCATTTTGACCTGAGTTTTGTATACCCAAATCAATATAGAAAGTTTCATCTGAACCTACATCTGCTGTTGCAACATAGTCTGATGAACCATTCGGGTCAATATTTTCTAAATTGACTTGAACATACTGTGAAGTGTTGCCTGTAAAATACGCAAGCGAGTTTGCTAATGGTGTATGTGATATCGATGCGATACCACCATACAGAGCACCTGTGTATATTAAATTACTGGTTGTAGTATTCTTCGATAAAACGATATTATCTGTTGATAAAGTTTTCGAAGTGCTGTTAAATGCTAGGTTTGGTGAAGAACCAAAAGAACCTAGTTGATTGAATTGTATCTCTGTATCTAAACCGGCAGGCTCAGTAACTGCATCAAATAAAATTGCAGTGTTTGATGCATCACCATAGTAAAGCTTACCATCAGCATAGTTAATAGCAAGCTCACCAGGAGCAAGAGCATTAGGAATATTTCCTGATGCTCCCGAATTTTTTAGTTGAATTACTGTATTTGCCATCTACTGAATCTTAGAATGTTCCCCCATTTTTCACAGAATCGTCTATAGGTAAAGTTATTTCAGGTTCTGTGACTTCTGGAGTCGATTGAATGTTCTCACCCAATTTTACTTTTTTAAGTTTGTTAGCCGGTATTGCGGCTTCCAACCTAGTAACATATTTAGTGAGTTCTTCAATACGATTATTGTTTTGCAACAAAACATCCTGTGATTCACTTTTTACACGAAGCGTTTCATTCCTTGCTTCGTTTAACTGTCTCATGTAATCGTTAACTGCTGTTTGTAGTCTTTGTTTCTCTTGCGCTAAAGAATTATTATTGTTAGAAGAATTTTTTAAATCGTTTCTTTCAGTAGTCAGTCTGCTTATTTCTCTGTCTTTTTCAAGCAGTTGTTTTTGCAACTCAACATTATTATCCGAAACTTCTTTTAATCTTCGTTGGTTTTCACCAACATCTTTATTGTCTTTATTTGCAATCTCAATTTGAGCTTGAAACATTATGTTTTGCTTGACAACTTCTAAAAAATTGCCAAGCAAAACTTCTACATACGCATTTTGTAATCTCACATCCATGATAAATTCCTTTCAACATTAATTAGAATGTTCCTCCATTTAGGTGTGCAAAAGTAGGCGCACCTGAGGAATTAATTTGTAAAACGTGTCCTTCGGTTGAAGAAGTCAATGAATTGAAAGCACCTGTTGTTGAAGATGAATCGGAAACTATAACACCTTTAACTGCGAATGAAGATGCTCCTGTACCACCTCTTGCGATGCCCAATGTTCCAGAAACAACTGCGCTAGTATCGATTGCAATCGCTGTATTTGTTACGCCTGAAACTCTACCATATGCATCGGTTGTTATGACAGGAAGATAATTTGCACTACCATAAGTTCCTGCGGTTCCAGTGTTTGCAAGTTCTTTGATTGAACTAGAACTATCGCCAACTAAAATCGAACCAACAGTGAATGATGTTGCTCCAGTACCGCCATTTGAAACTGTCAGTGCGTTGGTTAGAGTTACATCTCCACCAACATGTAGGTTTCCAGTAATACCTGCGCCACCGTTTACACGAATAGCACCTGTTGAAGTTGAAGTTGCATTGGTGTTAACAGTATCAACTCTAACAGCATAACCAGACCAATCATCAAATTTTGTAAAGTCGAATCTATCTTGATGACCTCTGACACTTCTGTTAAAACCAACTACATTAATTCTTGCATTAGAAGTTGAATTTCCAGATGAAAGTGCTAATGCACCATCTGAATGTCCAGTATTTGCCGCACCAATGTACAGATAATCTGAACCAAAATTCTTTATTACATTGTTACCGGCAGCGCCAAGATAAATGTCGCCTTTAATATATTGATTTTCTAGAATCTCAACGTTGCGTATGTTTGCTGTTGTAACATTCGCAGAAGTGATTTTTGCAACATTAGACTCAACCAACTTACCAATTAAGTTAGCTCTAACGTTTGCATAAACAAGGCTAGGATTAGCAATGTTCAGTAAATTCGTACCAAATTCTTCATCGTATCCAGTAAAAACATAAACATCATTTGTACCATGTTTACGAATAACACCAGCATGTCTATCTGTACCGCTGTCGTGATAATTGCCAGCAAAACCAATATCAACAATATCTGAACTATAGTTATTAGCTGCCAGATAAATTATTGGGTCTGTAACATTAAGAGAAGTTACAGCAATTTGTGTTGTATTACCAGTAATCGTCAAGTTACCAGTAATTGCAATATCACCGTTAATTGTTTGTGAAGCTCTATCTGTCTTAACAACGGTGCTGTCAACATCTAAAATTACGGTATTGTTTCCGTCAACTGCTACAGTGGTTATACCATCACCACCCTTGACAGTCAATGTATCAGATAGAAGGTCTAAACTGCCGGTGGAACTATCGGCAGCAAAACTTAAAGTGGTTCCAACACTTACATTGGCGGCACTAGTAATTCTACCATCCACATCAACAGTGAAAACTGGAATGTTTGTTGTTCCACCATAAGTGCCAGATGAAACACCCGTATTTGTTAGTTCAAGTGTAGCTTCAACGTTGGATGTTCCGTCAAAAGCATAAGAAACGGAATCAATATCTCCGCTTAAGTTAAAATATCTTGTAGTCTGTAGTTTTGTTGCGGTCTGTGCATTACCATAAAGACTACCAACAACATCTGCCAGAACGTAGTTGAAAGATGCATTACCTGTAGTATCTCTCTTAACCAATACGTTTGCTGTTGCGGCCGAAGCGGCAGCGTCAATCTTGTCGGTATATGCTTTACCACCAATCGCTACAACACCACTACCGTCATCTATCCACAATGTTCCAGATACATTAGAATAAGCTGGTTCTGCTACATTCAGCAGTGGTGGCTTATTGGTTATACTGGAATATTTTAACTGAATTACTGTATTTGCCATTTTTGTTCCTTATGGAATCTTTTTATTTTAAGTATTTATGTCCAGGAATAATCAAAAAAATCCACCGTTTATGTTCGAAATCTTCGTATCAATGTCACCTAAACCTTTGACTATGAATTTACCATCAGTTGAACTATAAGTTACGACTTGTCCATCTTCAAGCGTAGTTATATTCGTATCAACCAACTCTGTCAAAGCCACATTTGGTTTTGGTTTGAATTTTGGGTCAGCAACAGTGGTTCTGAGTGTCTGTTGGACCTCAACTTTACCTATTACTCCTGGTGTTCGAATTCTAGCAGTTACCATTATTACCTCGTAACGGATGGTAAAACAGTAACTATTCCTTCAACAACTCTAGTAACGACATTAGCTGGAGATGTGATTTTAACATCGTAAACATATCTTCCTGGACTCAGACTTGCAGTATTTGCCGCAGTCATTGAAAGAGTGACTTCACCATTTGCAGTGCCTGTAACAGTAGATGTAATGGTGGTTGCACTCGTTGAATAGTACGATTTACGCATTTGTGATTCTGCGGTATAAGCGTACAAGTTAATTGCTGTTCCCGCAGTATCTTCAACATTCAATGTCGTATTGAATGTTGCACCTTGTTCTATAACTAATTCTGAAAATGCTGCCATTTTACTTCTTCTTTAGTTCTTCTATTTCTGCTTTCAATTCTTTGATAGCTTCGATTAGCAGAGGTACCATTTTTTCATATTGTACGGTCAGGTATGTTTCATCGATAGGTGCTGGTACAACAACTTCAGGTAAAACATTTTGAACTTCTTGTGCTGAAATACCAACTTGTCTCTTTGAAGAATAACCAAGTTGTTGAGCAACTTCATTAGCAGTGTAGTAGAAACCATTCAAACTAGAAACTTTGTCTAATGCACTCTGTATGTTACCTTCTCTGTTCTTCAGTCTATCATCAGAGTAGCCAGCAGTAATATCAGAGGTTGCACGAATTTCACCTGTTGTTCCTGAAGCGGCGGTACCGACACCTAGAGAACCAAATTGTGGTGCACCTGTTGTTCCGAGTCTTGCAGCCGCTAATGTTCCAGAAGAAATATTCGATGCATCTAGTGCGTTTGTTGTAGCAGAAGCGGCTAGACCAGAAACTGCGCTAGAAGCAATCGAAATCGAAGTACAAGATACTGATGTAACATGTCCAGATGCATTTACGGTAATTTGCGGAACAACAGAAGCAGTTCCAAAAGTTCCGGCACTTACACCAGAGTTCAAGTGTTGGAAAGCTCCGTTTGCACTAATGTAATTTAATGGTGAACCAAAAGTTGCTGCCACACCTACAGCCGCTCTTGCTCTAGCATCTGTATAGTAAAGGTTTGTTCCTTCACTGATGCCAGAAGTGCTTGGTGTTGTATAGCTGAAAACACCAGTAGATGAATTATAGCTTAAAGAACCACTAGCACTGACTGCCGCTCTTGCTCTAGCGTTAGTGAAGTATAAGTTGGTGCTTCCTTCAGTAATTTCATCAGTATTATCTTTACCAGCTACTGCCACATCAACATAATTCTTAAGATTGGTATTAGCTACATCAACATAATTCTTAAGGTTGTTGTTCGCAGTAATAATACCAGCACCAACGTTAGCTTGAACTGATGTATTTAATGAGATTAAACCTGCGCCAACGTTTGCATCGGATGCTAATTTATTTGCTATTAATCCAGCACCAACGTTAGCTTGAACTGATGTATTTAATGAGATTAAACCTGCACCAGTATTTGCTTGGGCAGAAGCAGTATCCGCAATTCTAGCCGCACCAACGTTTGCTTGATAAGCATTTGTTAGTGATGTATTTAATGAGATTAAACCTGCACCAGTATTTGCTTGAGCAGAAGCAGTATCCGCAATTCTAGCCGCACCAACGTTTGCTTGACCTGAATTGATTGCGTTAGTTATTGAGTTGCTTAAAGATATTACGGCAGCACCAGTGTTTGCTTGAGCAGAAGCAGTATCGGCAATTCTGCCCGCACCAACGTTAGCCTGACCTGCATTCGTAGCAGTAATTAAAGCAACACCAACGTTAGCGGCTGTTGCAATAATAAATTGTCCAACATTATCTCTCAATACCCAGTAGTCGTTTCCTTCATCATAGCGAATGAAAACGTTTGGTGAATTTGCTAAAGAACCTCTGTTGATTACGATGCCTGCATTTTGCGAAGGCATCGAATTTGTCGGCCAATCAGAGTTTAGAACAATTTCATTGTCAGAAATATTAACTTCTTCGGTGTTTATTGTAGTGACAGCACCATTAACAGTCAAACCACCGTTTATTGTTACTGAACCTGTAATTGTGCCACCAGACTTATCAAACTTAGCTATGTTGAGAGCACCAGTATTAGCTTCTATATTACCTTTAATAACATCAACATAATTCTTCATGTTGGTGTTGGCTGTAGAAATAGAAGTCTGGTCAGCAATTCTGCCAGCGCCAGTATTGGCCAATAACTCTAATCTGGCAGCACCAGTGTTTGCTTGAGCAGAACCAGTATCCGCAATTCTAGCCGCACCAACATTGGCTTGTCTATCAGTGATTTCAGTATTGATAGAATCTTTCAGACTCTTTGCACCAGAAGAACTTAAGAAAGTATCTGTACTTGTTGAAGTCAAGCTACTGCTAATTAAATTTGCAGTTAAAACTTTTGAATAGCTTGTTCCAACATCAGGATTAAATACATCACGAATTTGCCATGTGTTTGAAGAAGCTACCCAACGAATATATGCATTAGCATCTGAGTTAGCCAAACCATTATGGCCAGTAACACCACCCGTAGTGTTACCTCTGAATACACCGAAGTATCCTGCACCTGTTGTTGTAACTGGAGTAATTGTGCTAATTGAAAGAACGTCTGTATCATAAACAATATCACCAGAAAGAACGAAGTCACCAGAGACAGTTAACTTTCCACCAATCGACGCATCTGTGCCTACTGTTAGTGCTCCACCAACATCTGTTCTACCAACCGTTCTCAGTGTACCTGCATACACCATGTTGGATGTGTTCACATTACCGAAAACGGAGTTTCCTGTAACTCTTAGTGTGCCACCGATGCCGGCGTCTGTAGTTATTCTTAAACTATCGGCTACGGTTGAACCTGAAGCGGTCAGGTGCGCTACGTTGGCATTTCCTGATATACGAGCATTTGTCGCATTAATAGTGGTTGCAGTTGTTTCACCGAATGTTGCATTTGCGGCAATTCTTGCGCTATCTGCAACTAGTGAACCAGATGCTGTAACATGAGCTACGTTGGCATTTCCTGATATACGAGCATTAGTTGTATTAATTGTTGTCGCAGTGGTTTCACCAAAGGTTGCATTCGCAGTAATTCTAGCTGAATCTGCAACTAAAGAACCTGAAGCCGTCACATGAGCAACGTTGGCATTTCCAGAAATTCTGGCGTTTGTGGTGTTAATTGTTGTAGCAGTGGTTTCACCAAAGGTTGCATTCGCAGTAATTCTGGCTGAATCTGCAACTAAAGAACCGCTGGCAATAATGTGTGCTACGGTTGCATTTGCAGTAATTCTAGCCGAATCACCTACAAAAGAACCAGATGCGGTAACATGAGCAACGTTGGCGTTACCAGAAATTCTTGCATTGGTTGTATTAATGGTTGTAGCTGTTGTCTCACCAAAAGTTGCGTTAGCCGCAATTCTGGCACTATCAGCAACTAGAGAACCAGATGCTATGAAATGTGAACCTGTCGTATTCGCAGTAATTCTTGCATTATCGGCAACTAGAGAACCAGTAGCTGTTACGTGAGCTACGTTAGCATTACCGGAAATTCTAGCGTTTGTGGTGTTAATTGTTGTAGCGGTGGTTTCACCAAAGGTCGCATTCGCCGCAATTCTGGCATTATCAGCAACCAAAGAACCAGATGCAGTAATAGATGAAACGTTAGCGTTACCAGAAATTCTAGCGTTTGTGGTGTTAATTGTTGTAGCAGTGGTTTCACCAAAAGTTGCGTTAGAGGTGATTCTCGCACTATCAGCAACTAGAGAACCAGCAACAGTAACAAAGTGTGATGCAACCAAATTGCTGGAAAATCGACCATTATCACCAACGACAGAATTTGCGGTTACTAAATTACCAACAGTTGTGTTACCGACTACAGCAAGAGTAGTTCCAATTGCTGTAGAGTTATTAACAGTTAAGTAGCCAATTTGTGCTGTGCCTGTAATTGAGGCGTCTGTATTAGCAATAAAATTATTTGTACGAATAGATTGTGTTGCTTGAATGCTGACATTAACAATTGCACTATTTGCAACATAAAGTGCGGCGCCTCTACCATAAATGAAAACATTTGCACCAACAGCTAAGTTACCAGTTGCGGCACCTTCTGAACCCAGAGCAATACTTTTACCAACAGTGAAATCACCAGAAACAAGAGCATTGTTTGCTACAGAAAGACCTGTTCCTGTAGAGGTAATCGATAAAACTGCGGTACAAGCAATGTTTAAAGAGCCTGCTGTTTTATCATAGTTTCCGGTCTCAATTTTATTGAGAGCATTAGCTGACAAATTGGTCTGTATGCGCCATTCGTCAACTGTGTTTGTTCTGGTAATATTACTGATTGGCATTATTCTTTACTCTGATTCAATAAAGCGTTGAGTAGTTGTTTTATATCTTTCATGTCTTGAGACATAGATTCTACTTGGGTCTTGAGGTTATTTATCTCATCATTTTTACCATTAATTCTTTGGGCGAGTTTTCTTCTCGCTTCATTTTCAATTAACGCAGAACGCCCCGTCATCAGAAGGGCGTTTGTTGCAGTATCTTTCACAAAATTTGTACCTTCAACCTTCAGTTTCATCTATCACTCCGCAGGTGTTGCAATGATACGCAAATCTCTTACACTTGGTGGAATAGCTGGGTCACTTGAGGTTAAAACAACTTTGATTGCAAAAGTTTTAAATGTATCGTATGTTACACCATTTGTTCCAGTATAAGTTACTTGATTTACTGTCGCTGAAGGACGATATTCATATTCACGATAAGTTGTCAAATCTTGAGATGGTGTTAAAGTCGGATTAATACATACCATCTTCTGATATGGTCTGTCATCAAATTCCGTACCATCCGAATCAGACAATACTTTGTAGAAAACGGAAACTTCTGAAACACCTGGTTTATTTGCGCTTAAGAATACACGTAAATCACCAGCTTCATATCCGTCAGCAAGTTTAATAGGTTTAGTGATGTATCTTGCTAGGCAAGGACCACCAGATGAATCAAATTCACTGTTCAATACAATTGTTGCAGGTGTTGTAGGATGTGCATAGTATGAAATACTGAAATCATCCAAATAGCCAGAACCTTCTGAAGTTACATAAATCGCAACAACGTTTCCGTTGGCATCAACAGTTACGTTTGCATTTGCGCCTGCACCAGTAGAACTTGTAATTGTAATCAAATTAGCATTACTGTAGCCTGAACCAGGAGCAACAATCGTGAAATCTTCCGAATTAATTTCTGCATTATCAAGGAAGTTTTCCCAAACATTTAGATGCAGACTTTCTTCAGAAATAATTGGAGAGACTGCATCATTCGTAGTTGACATAACCGCTTTTACAGTCCAATCGTTTTTGTTTCCTAGTTTCTTGCGGCGGAAACCTACAGCATAATATTCATCTTCTGCGAAAGAATATGTCGCATAAGGAGTTATTGGTGTATAAGAAGTTTCTTTTGCACCCGCTACTGTAGTTGTAACAATAGAATAGTTCAAACTAGTAACATTGGCTGAAGGATTAATCGATGTTTCCATCAACTTATACTTGTCAGCATAATACAGTGAAGGTGTTGCTTCATTCTCGAAATACAATGTGGCGGAAGTTGTGGGGAAAACACAACGGTTCAATTTGAACATCAAATCTTCATTCAAGAACGGAACGTATTCCATCGAGTTTTGAGATTTGTATAGTGTTCCCAAATAAGGCTGTTTGTCTACAAATTCATTGTTAACAGTTGTGCCACCTTTTTCTGCTGCCCACATTGTGTACTCGTCCGAATCTGTCAATACGATGAACGAATATAAACCTGGTTTCAGATAAACAGGGAAATCAAACTTGAAGTTTGTTGTTGTTGATGCTGTAGAAATTAATGGATTTTCAGAAACGTTAATTTCGCTAGGATATTTTACGACAACAGATTCTGGATACCAATAGTCAGAAGAAGGAGCACCATTAACTGTTGGTCGAATTTGAACCATAACAGGAATATTTCCATCGTCTTTTGCTCTAAAGAACAAATCAACGCTGTCTAAGAATAGTCCATAAGGATATTTTTGCGAATCGACAAAGAAAGTTTGTGCTAATGGGTCACGACCAACGGCGGTGAAAACACTGCTCAATTCTCTTGTTCCAACAACCCTCTCTCTTGTTGTGGAACCAATAATTTTGGCATCCACATCAACATTTAAAACTGTATCGACCAGAGTCGTTTTGTTTACAGTTACACCTGAAGATGTATAAACTTTGTCGGCAAAAGAAATTGCATCAGTATCGTATGTGTTATTGAAAGATTCTGTTACACGGAAGTTTCTCTGACCAGAACGGAAAGTAGCTTCAGGCATGTAAAGAGCACCACCAACTTGACCTAGCTTGTTAGAATTGTTATTTCCAAAACTGTATGTGTATTGCTTACCTGCATGTGCGGCGGCGCCAGCTACAGTAGCCACTTTAGTTGTGCCATTGTAACTTGCAATACTGAAAGATGCACCAACACCAACTTCATTATTTGAAGTGTGAACCAGGTACAAAGTATTGCCTGAAATATCATAAGAAGGAGCGTCAGCGGCAAGAGTTATTGTTGTTGAAGTTATTCCTCTTGTAACACCTGAACGATGGTCGTTTACAGACGAAATCGAATAAACGCCGCCAGTGTCAATACCATAAATGAAATTGCTTGTTAGGTTTATAGATGAGTTTTCATTTATAATTGAAACATTAGCAGAACCAGTTTCACTCATCACAACAGTGCCAGTTTTATACGAGGTTCCACCAGAAACTAAACTTGCAACATTTGCCAATAAATCAGCATAAGTGTTAGCAATAAGAACAGTTTCGCCATTAACTAACGAAGTATTAACGTTCAATGTAACGCGATTTGGAACAACAATATATTGATTAACATTTACATCATCAAAGAAACTATACATTCTTGTTGAAGGTCTTAAGCCAACAGACGAGAATACAATTCTCTTAGGTTTCATGTAAGGCTGAATAGCCAAGTCGGTAACAAAAGTACCAACATCAACTTCTGAAGATGATGTGGAAATTTGTTTTTGTGAAAATTCTGTTCCCGCTTTAGCAAAGGTAACTTCATTTGTTGTCGTAACAAAACCGAAACCTTGTTGTTGCCAACCTATACCGCTCTGCGAAACTTCATTTCTTGTTTGATACCATTTAGTATCAATAATTTGAGCAAATGGACTGTTTTTATCATCAGCCCACTGTGGACTGTTATCTGCAATGTACTTGAATGCTCCATTTATGAAGTTGAAAGCATTTTCTATTCCTTGAGTAGAATTTAAAGTAACTTTTGCTGTAACGCCGGTGTCAACATCACCTGTAAATTCTGGGAATAACTTTGTGACACCTCTAAAGTTTGCAAATAAAGCTTGCGCGATTGGAAGAGATTTGGTGTAATATTGTTGTTGAGCAAAACCAGCCGTACTGTAAGAAAGCATGTATGCCTTCTTCGTTCCTGTTCCAACAACTTTAGTTGAACCGGAAAATAAAACGTTGTTTGCTTGTAGCTTAACTTGTCTCATTAATGATGCTGGGTAAAGAGTTCCTTTATCCAACAAATTTCTATTGTCTTGTGTGCTAGTTAATTGAACAAGTTCTTTGTTTGTGAAGTTGTCAACAAGTATGCCGTACTTCGCTCTTTCCAAACCATTTGAGTCTAAAATTTTTGCATCAGCGGCACTCTTTTCCAAAGAGTTCAGAGAAACATAGTATTCAAGTCCGCGAATTCTATCTTCGAATCCTTGGATGTCTTGCATTGTATAGCGACGATTATTTTTAAAGTCAGCACGAATATCTTTAACATTCTCAGTATAAGCTGGAATCGTCAAAGTATAAATTAGCATGTCCTTTCCGTCAATAACCGGAGCAATAGGTTGAATTGCGGCTTGTCCTCTTACAATAGCAAATTCACCACCAGATTTGACAACAACTCTGTCAATTCTAGGTAGATAATAGTCATATGACATTTCAATGTTTTGTAATGGTTCGGGATTCAAACCACCAGAAAGTGAAGTGCCACCAATTGCTTTATATGGTCTAAAGTCAAATGCAGACCTTAAGCTAACTAGTGTGTTGTTTTCTTTATCGTTGAATGAAGGAACTTCATTATAATCTACGTTAGAACCTTGTGCATAAGAATCAATAGTGAATAAACCATTGAAAACCGACAAGCTCTTGAAGTAACTATATTGAACAAAGATTCTGCCTGTTGGTGCAGAGAAACCGCGTTTCAATTTAATAGTTGCATGGTCATAATGAGTTTTTCTCTGACCATTATCGAAGTCATATCTGTTAGTAATATTGTAAGAAGAATCAGTCAACATCGCTGAAGTTACGTTTGATGTAGGTGATTTGGAATCATAAATTCCAACAATCTCGTATACATCAGGCACTTGTAAGCTTACAGCTTTACCTGGAGTTCTCAAGTCGGTTAAAGTAGAAGAATTGGTAAAGTTTGTCGCACCAATACTCTTGAATATCATACCACCAGAGAAGGTTGTGGTCTCTGCGGCTGTGTTTGCGGAATAAAGAACTGTTGTGCCTTGAGTTCCACCAGTGTTCATTTCATATGGAATCAAAGAATGTAAATCTATACCACTGGTAATAGGAACAAGTTGTTTACGTTTTGTTACACCAGTTGCACCATCTTCAGCATTGTTTATTTTTGTCGTTACTAACAAGTCAACTTTAACAGTTTCAGTCACCTTCAAATCAACTTCAAAAGAAGATGTGGAAACTGAAGTTACGGTAAAATTATTATTTGATAGAGCGATAACAGTATTTGGTGTAACACCGAATTGAACGTTACTTGCACTGTCTGAGCGAACAAAACAGATAATGTTATCTTGTAGTAATGCATCAGAAATTGTACCAGAACCACTTGAGAATGCGAAACTATCGGTACCAGAAGCAGTTACAGTAAATTTACCACCAGAAGTTGTGCCAGAATATTTCTTTCTAGCATAGAAATCCATATTAGAAATAGTATTCGCTTTAATTGCGGTTTGTGGTGGGTTGAATATCAATGAAGCTCTTGCAGGCTCGTTGATAGATGCAAATCCTGTAGTTGTCGATTTAGAATCCGCGTCAATGTTACCGGCAAATGCAATGTACAATCCACCATTTGCAACAAGAGACTCGGCAGCAGTGAAGTCGGATTCAATGCTGAATGTGTTTGATGATGGAATAAACGGCAACGCAGATTGTAGATTCAATGTTGCGGTATTCGAACTTGTAATTAAAATTGGAGCAAGAGCAGAACCACCAGCATCAGTAATTCTGAAGTACATGTTTGCATATGCATTAGCCGTCAACGAAGCATTAAATGCGGCCGGTATTCTGATGGTTGTTGCTGAAGAACCAGAACCACCAAGAGTACCAGTTATAGGAGAATTATTTGCTCCAAAGGTATAAGTTGTGAATGTGTGTGAGTTACCATTCGCAGAATTTGTTGAATCGTTGTAACGAATCATGTGTGCATAAACAGTTCCAATTTTTGTGGAATTATATGCAGGTCCAGTGGATATTGAAATGCTTGCGTGAGGCACACAATGTATATCCAACTGTGGATATGTGGAAATATCTAATGTTCCACGAACATTGGCCAATACAACACTAGATTCATAATTTGTTGATAAGTCATAATCATTTACGTTTGCAACATCTCTAGCTCTATCCACACTTATTGTTGTTGGAGCAATAGTTTGGAATTCATAACCACCAACATAAGCCTTACCTGGGTCCAGTGTAACATCAAATTTTCCATTAGCTACATCACCTTCTTCAAGTGAAATGACAAATGGGTCAACAGTATAGTTGCCAGATTCGTCATAAGTTCTACGAGCTAAAGTTTTTTCTATCTCACTGTAAATTGGATAGTCAATTTCTTTAACAACAGTATCTTCAACTAGACGAAGAATTTCGAAGAACGTAGAAACGTCAGAAGAATCGATAGTTCTCTTTGAAAGATTTGTTGAAATTTTAAATCTATTTGCACCAGGGGCTTGATAGTTAAATGAACCCTGTGCTGGGTCTAACAGAGAAGTATCATCAATTTCATCTACAATAGTTTCATCAAATTCGATACCAATTTTATAGGATGGCTTAGTGTTTATAGTTGAACTATTTCCAATTCTATAGAACAACTCAATTAGCAAGAATTGTGGAACTACTTTTACAAATTGACCTTTAAAGTAGTAAACGCCTTCTTGGATACTTGCAACAAGAGAACCACCTGTGGCATTAGAAGTTTTTAAAGTGGCAAAAATATCTTCACCATAAACTCTAATATCTTCATTTTCAGCAAATTTATCACCACTCAAGTATTTAATAATAAGAGCAGGTGAAGTCGAATCAGTGGTATCAATTGCAATAACTTTTGCTCTTACAAGTTTACCGCTTCCAAAAGAAACAATTGTCTTATTCAAAAACTGTGAAGGTTCAATATCTGTGCCACCATATTGAGATTGCAATATGATATAATTTGCTTTTCTATCCAAAGAAACTTTACCACCAATGATTGGGCTACCACTTTTGAAAATGTGGTTACCAAACTTTTCAATTTGATTGGAAAGAATAGTTTGTAATTGTGTTAGTTCTCTTGCTTGGACCGAATATCCTGGACGAAACAAAACACGCATGAAGTTTTTATCTTCATCGAAGTCATCGTAGTATGGGTCGTAATTGAATAGAGTTGTCATTTATTCCTCTTAGAAACTCAGTATGAAACGGATTCGTTCCGTCTGGTCAATATCTCTTGTTATTGGTAGCTTGTCAGATATGTATAATACTTTACCGGAGTATAAATCTAGTGTAGGGTTTGTAACATTATTCACAACACGAATTGAGCCTGTTGAGAATCCTTTAATAGCTTGATTACCCGCTATTGTTCCGCGAACATTATTTAAATAAAGAAAATTTTCAACCGTATCAAAAGATATAACTTCAGCGGTAAAAGTTGCTTCCGCAAAAGTTGCTCCTTGATAAACGATTTCGTCAGAATTGAAATCACCAATACCAGGTGAAACTTTTACTTTTGTGTAAAGACTGTAGCCATTAGCAGTGGCTGGATTTGTAGTTCCGTTCAAATACGGGTTTTGAACCAAAACGATTTCTCTAAAATCATTATCTACAGGAATTACTCCACCTTCTTCACCATCAAACTCAACGTTAAACATAACCGTACTTGCACCCAATTCATAAACGGGGTCATAACCATGGCCATCGTGAGGTGCAATTGAAACGGTAGCAGTTGCTCCAGTTCCTGTTCCACCAGTTACATCTGTAAATGTCAAATTAGCATAAGTGTAATAATTGCCTCTATTTTGAATGACAATATCTTGCACTTGTCCGGAAAAAACGTTTGCTTTTAAGATTGCTCCAGTTCCATCACCATCAATTGTTATAATTGATTGTGTTGTACCATCGGTGTAATTATTTCCAGAATTTGTAACAGTTACAATATCTATGGAACCTGGCTCGGCGGCAGCACGAACGAATTTGTTATATACAACAGGCATCCACTCCGAAGTCAAAAACTTTTGTTTTTGTAATGATGTGAGCGTCATCATATATTTCCACTTGTAACCATCGACAGTTTCAACATAAGGTTCTTCAAGAGAAGTTGTTGAAAGTGAAAGTTCTGGTTCTGTAGTAGAAGATGCTCCTGAATTATTTGCGAGACATTTGAAAACTTGGTCTTTCGAATTTAACACATAAAAGTTTGTATTTGCTTCATACGTATTGTAAATTGTATTTGACGACCAGTTAACTCTAGGAGTGACTAAAGAACAATTTTCTAAAGAAACCTGTTTGGCAAAAATACCTCTTTTAAAGTAATCGTTATAAGCATTAACACTTTCTAAAGGTGTTCCAGCGATTTCTGTTCCTGAATTCCAAGGTAGTTGTTTACCCAAAAAGGCGTAAATATAAGACTTCCTATCTGAAGGAAGATAAGAGTTGGCTCCGATTTCCATCAAGTTATAAACTTGTTTGGCCAATAAAATCTTAAAATTTTTCGTAATAAGTGCTGACATATTTTTATTTATCTAACTTTTTGGATGATTGCACTCAAATTATTACCATTAGCTTTAAATCTTGTATTTGTTATGATGGTATTTGCATTGACTGAAACTGCGGAAGCAACTTCTGAATAAACAACATTTACGGTAGCACCGGTTGAGGTGACGTTAATTGTTGTACTCAAGATAGCATATGATGAATTTGTAACCGTTTTAATTGTTGCGGTGTTGCCGGTCGACAAATAAATCGTATCGCCTTCCTGCAAGTCATTGATAAAGTTGACACTATTTGCATGACCAAACAATGCATTTGAGCCAGAAAGAACATTAACCGTATTTTGCAGAGTTTTATGTACGTTAGAAAGAATGATGGTATCACCAACATTAACACTTGATATCAAATTGGCCGTTGCATTTGTTGAAACGATTGTGTTTGAATTAAATGCAATATTGAAAGTATCAATCAAGTCATTTACAGTTATAAAATAGGTGTTGTTTGATATTGCAATATCTTCTTCATTAGTATCCGTCTTAACAACAAAAGTTTTGGTTCCTATTGGATGTGAAATATCATTCAATGCAGACTTAAACTTGGCATAATCTGTTTTTGTCTTAATGACATAAGAGAAATTATGATACTTTTCACCATCTTGTAGTTTCTTATCGGAACTTACATGGCCATCTGTATTTAAATAAATTCCAGGATAACGAATCAGACCATTTTCAAACTTAGCATTTGCTTTTGCATTACCATCACCATAAAATAATGATGAAGTAACTGTTGCAGTTATTGCATTTGTTGTTGTGACGTTATCTGATTTGAGTAGTTTGGTTGTGTCTAATGTGCCCTTATAATCATAAACTCTCAAAAGACCTGTGTTATCATCATAACTATCAACAAACGCTTTAAAGGTAAAGTTGGTATTTGAAGTACCTTGATAAACTGCGGTGTTGGAAACAAATAATTGTCCTTCTGTTATTGCAGTTGTTGCTAAGTCTGCATTTCTTAAAGAAACGATAGGAGCAGAAACATAATCGTAACCATAACTTATAACACGCAAAGATGTAATTGCACCAATTCTAGATGTTGTTAAACCATATTGTTCACCATCACCAACTATTTCAGATACACTTAAATTTGCATTTACCCCAGCGGCAGATTGTATAGTGATTGTTGGTAGATTATTAGCATCATAACCTTCACCACCAATAATATAAGCACCTGTAGAATGGTTGTTTATTGTTACGGTCGTAATTACACCACCGACACCAACGTTAACATATCCATTTGCGCCATATCCGGAACCACCAGTAAATATTAATATGTCGCCGTTTGAGTAGCCAGTGCCTCCAGCATTAATGTTTATTCTTCCGATTGAACCGATTTTATATAAATCATTTCTGTTTATTTTGAAAAGACTTACGTTTGTTTTATCGTTTTGGAAATTATCAGCAAAATACACATTATTGGTGTCAACATAAGTTACTTCTTTTACTTCTTCATATTTGTTATTAATGAATAATCGAACATAATTTCCCGCTTCCAATGAAACAGTAAAGTCAACCAAAGCTGATGAAATTTTATTTGTGCCTTTTGTAATCGACAAAGAAGAAGCAATTAAACTATCTGGTAAATCCTCATTGTAAAAACTATATGTTTCAACTGTAGGTTTGGTTCTATAACCACCACCAGAACCTTCAATCAAAACAAATGATATTGGGTATACAGTGAATGGTTGATATGTGGAGATTGAACTAATCGTATTAGCTTCAATTACCGAAATATTGTCGAATAAACCATCAAGCGTTGAAACTGACATATTAGAAATATTGATAGTTCTCGCTACCGATGTATCTAAGAGTGAAATGTTTGCTTTTGCTTCAGAACCCAAAGGAGCATTTTCAAATCCTCCTTTAAAATCAACAATAGAGGAATTGATATTAACTGCGGGGTCTCTAAAACCAAAACCACTTTTAATAACCAATATGTCTGTGATGCCACCTTTCGTAGTATCACCAACATATGCTACGGCGCCAATTGGATTGTTTGCAGTTGGATTTAAACCACCAACAATACTTACTGGGTCACCGTCATAATTGGTGTCAGGGTCATAACCATTGTAGAACAAACCTCTAGCGGTAGGTACAATTTTTATTTCCGAAAGTGAACCAATCAATCGACCAGTGACAGTTACTTCCAGTCCAGTTGACGAATCAACATAAGTTGAAGATAGCGTTTCACCAGTTTCAAACAATCTGTCAACATTTGAAACATATGCTTCGATATAAGAAATACCTAATTGACGGTCAACAGAACGAATAACCTTTTCGACAACCGCGGTTGCTTTGGAAATCTGTCCGACAATGAGAGTATTAGCAATATTAAAAATATTGTTATCATCAGTATCGATACGCAAAGCAAGAGGTAGAGTCCATTTACCATCAGATGCTCTTAGAATATCTTCTTTCGGCAAATAGATTTCAATTTCATCATTATACAATGCTCTGAAAAGAAACTTAATTGAGTTCTCAGTACCCTTTGATTTGTATAGATTTGTTGCTAGTTTTAAAAACAGTCTCTTATCGGCTTGTATCTCTACAGGAAAATAAGGTAACAAATCTTTTTTGAGCAAATCGAGATAGTAACTATCAGAGTAGTCAATATCATAAGAGTCTTTTAGCGCATCTATACCATAAGAAACGCGGTTGATTTGTTCAAGCCATTTGTAATATTTCTCCAAAAATGTGACGAATTTTGGGTAATCACTTCTGATAAAATCAGGTAATTGGTTTGAAACTATGCTTGATAATAGAACGTTTTCCATCAGATGATGACTGTTTTAATAGTTACACTTGTTGGGTCTTCCGCATCCAAAACAAGCATTTTATTTAACTTAGATTGTATGATATTGATTTTTGGTCTGATATGAATCATAATGTCACCAAATGAATTATTCACTGAGGTTGGTTGGAAATTATTAATTGTAATTTTACCTAGCAAGTAATCGATTGTACCAACGACACCATCATTTTTGTTTTTGTTGATAACAACTTTTGTACTTTGACTGCTTATCTCGTCTGTTTTATAATATGAAATTCTAATCTTTCCATATCTTCCCTCTAAAACCGCAGAAGCTGAGGCCAAACTTCCTCCACCACCAGTAATTTGAATTGCTGCCGTAGTGTAACCAACTCCAGGTGTCAATACTTCAACCTTGGATAGTTTTCCATTGACGATAACTGCTCTTGCTGTTGCACCAGTACCGTCACCAACAACGGTAACAGTTGGTGTTGTAGTATATCCAAAACCTGGATTAGTAACAGTTACCGACTCTAAGCCGGTGAATGAAGAAGGAATTTCTTCAAAGAAACATTTACGCGAAACACCTTCTTCATCTATAACAGTAAAGTCTGGTGACGAATAGAAGTTATCACTTGTTGTTCCTCGATTTAGTTCGAAACCGAAGTCTAACATGTAACTGTCAGATTGATTTAATGCCGGTCTAAATTTTTTAGCCACAAACAACTCTATCTCATTTGAAACGATGGCTGTATTGTAGTTATCAACAACTGTTTCTAACCCAGAATATTTAAAATAAGAATTGAATTTATTTAAGTTTGTCGCACAATAATTTTCGATTGTTGTTTTGAGACCATTCTTCAATTCAGAATCTGATACATTCAGTTTACTTCTTTCGTAGAAAACAGTAGAATTTATTTTTAAGTAATTGTAATCGATATCAACAATTTCAGGTGTAACTGTCAAAACACTTATTGGTTTTAGAATAGTGTTTTTAACGAAGTCTTTTTCTGTATCAGTAACTTCAAAACCTAATTTAGGTTTAGCCGAAATGAAAACTTTACCATAAACTGGTGGGTCATTTTCTTCACCACCCCAAACGTTCACCGCTTCAAACGAAGGATATTTTTGTTGTATAATTTTGATGTAATCGTTTTTGGTAACGGCTCTATTTTGTGACAACAAGTTTAGTGGGGCAGAAAATTTAATTTGGTCTACACTCTCTCTAACAGAACCGCCAGATGCGGGTGCAATTGGATTTACTGCAATCGCAGAATAACCACCAATGGAAAGTGTGGATGTAAAATTGTTTGCTCTGTTTGCTTCAGTGCCATTTGAAATCAAATATTCTAAGGTTACAACACCTCCATCTGGAATTTTTTTGCTGATAATGTCATCACCAAAATAAACATCATATTGACCGTTTCTTCCTTCTTGCAAATAATATACAGTTGAAGTCGAAGTAAGGTTCAAAACTTCCGTTGCTTTTGTATAAACAATTGTTTGTGTATTTGAAGAAGATTGTCTCACACTAACTTTAAGTGTGTTAGTATCTACATTCGAATCGGGTATTGTAAACAGTTGTTTTGGATTATTTGAATAACTGTTTGTATATGAGTAAGAAGAAAATTGTCCCTCATAAATCGGAATAGAAGTAAATATGAAATTGTTACCTGTCTTAGTTGTCGAAAAAGATTCTAAAGTAACAAATCTGTATGAGGTGCCATCAATTTGTGAAGATAAAAATGAATATCCTCTAGGAATAGTCAAAGTGCCTGGAGTTGAATTGTTGGTTTGAACAGTAACGTTGACAACGGCTCTAGGTGAAGAAACGGAACGCGGTGTGTAACCAACTCTTTTAGCATGAGAAACAACAGAATTTCTAAGTGCGGCTGAATCCATAAAAGATTCATTTGCAACCATATTCAAGTAATATGCGTTGTAGTGCGTATTGTATGCAAGGATATCCAGTAAGACACTTAAACCGGAGCCTTCAAAATCATAGTCTTGAAACTCAGATTGTTGTCTAAGATAATTTTTTAAATTTGTTTTTATTGAGTCAAAATCTAACTCAGTTACATTTAAACGGTCAGCCATTTTTTATCTGTCTCGTTGTAGGAAGAATTGTATTGTTATTGGTTCTGTTCTATTAATTATCAAGAATCTCATGCCGACCTTAAATCCATTATTATCGAAATCTGGAGAAATTGCAACTTCTTGAACGACTACCCTAGGTTCAAAATTTTCCAAAGTCTGTATTATTTCTCTTTTTAGTGCGGCGGCAGTAACAGAATCCATTTGTTCAAACAACAAGTTTCTGACACCAGAACCTAACTGTGGCTGAAACGGTCTTTCATATCGAGAAGTTGAAATAAGATTCTTTACGGAATTAATAACCGCCAAGTCATCAACATGCTTGTTTACGTCTTTTCTGACTGGATGCATCGTAAATGCTAAGTCCAGGTCTTTATATTTTCTTGTTACTTGTGCGACTACAGTTGCCATGTCTTATTTATTAGGTGTTACCTGATAGGTTGTTTTTATATCTGTCGGTTCCAATTAAATTATTAACAAGATAGTTTTGAGTATTACCAGTTCTAGTTAATTTTTCAACTTTAAAATAATCATCTAAAATCGACAGTCCTTGTCGATAAAAATTCCAATCATGTTCTCTCCTACCAGCAATTAAGGTGTTCGCTGTAGTTACATGACTGAGAATTGTATTTACCTGAGTTGAAGTCAAGTTGCAGTAGACATTATTTTCTGGAGCACCAAGTCTCAGACTATTATTTACTGTCAAAAAATCATTAACTAAAATTGTGGTGTTAGAAATCAATTCATCACCGATGAACAGACTTGTCATGCTACCCAAAAGTGGAGTTGAATTTTGTACTCCGTCCGATTCATTGACTAACAATAGTAGTTGTTGTCCTAAGTTAACAGCATTATCATAATCAGGAAAATGCAAAGCATCGGTGCCCAATTCGTTTGTTGAAGAAACCGCAGTGTTTACTCCAGATACATTGTTTGTATGACTTTTAAAACTCTCTATTTCAATAATAAGATTGGCAACACCGGATATTAAATTTGCTGATTGAACGATATTATCATAAAACTCAATGGTAGATAAAACGATGCTTAAATTTTGTATATTGCTTTTCAATTGATTCGCAACATTGATAAGAGGATTTTTATAGTAATCCGTCATTTGAATATTGCCATTCGCAATATCATTCAATTGCCAAGTTTTTAATTCTGTGGGTGCAGTGTTTAAATAATTTTTAGCCTCATCGGTTAGATAAATCGAATCTCCGAATTTTGTCTCATCAAAATTAAAATTTAATCGTCCAAAAATACTCGACATTCACTTCTCCATTATAACATAGGTTTGATAGGAAGCCCAGTTATACCTTTTGGTGCTGGATGCTTATGAAAGTTATATATCATTCTCATTCCCATCATAGTGCCTTGAATGTCCTTAACAATAACTCCATTTATCAACGGAGCATTTACAGAAACCAATGCGTTGACTAAACCGGGCACGGCTACAGGTAAACCAGCAGAAACACCACCTAGTAGCGTGGCAAAACCTAAAGGTCCGGCAGTCATACCAGTTCCTGCATTTACTTTTGTTTCAGCAGTCACCATGTCGGCAGTTAATGAGCCTGCAACTTCCAAATCAGAATCCAAATAAAGATGGTCACCCACCGAAAGTCTTAAAGAACCTAAACCTGGTGTACCTACACCCATAACCATATCATCTGAACAAATGATGTTTGCTTTACCCTTCAAATTTTGTGTGTATCTGCCTCGGACTTCTTGAACATAATCACCATCAATTCTTTCAAATTTATTGCCTTTGACATGTACAACTGAGTCACCTTCAATAGTAATGTTACAGACACCACTAATCAAAACATTGTTATCTTTGGCAACAATTTGATAATTTTTTCCAATGATTTTTTCTACTTTGTCTCCGTTAGACTGCATTTCGAAAAAGGAACCTTGTCCACCCGTTTTTGCACCACCATGTTGTAGTCGAATTCTTTCTCGTCCACGGGTATCATCCATTTCAAACGTATGACCAGAAGCGGTCTGTGTAACGTTATTATAGGGATAAACAGGGGGATTATCAACGCTTGCTTCAGATTCTGGTTCCGACCAAGAGTAATCACCTTCCGGTTTTGTTGCTGGAGTGGAAGTAAAATTTCCTTCCGCATCCATGGTTACTGTTGAACCATCTTCGAAAGTTTGTGTGTATGAGCCGTCTGCAAAAGTTTGTGTTACTGCCATGATTATGGTATCGCTATAGTGCTTGTCGCATTGTTTGAGGTTGAAAATTTGGAAACAAATGTTGCTACAGCTCCGGCGGCAGCATCTCGCGTAGTAGAAGTAGAAGGTGCGGTCAAAGCGTCTACAACTTGGCCAGGAACATTTAGCAATCCTAATGTATCGTTTGCAAGTTTTTTACTTGCTTCAGCAATATCGGTAACAACTTGTATCGAACTATTCAAATCAGTAAATCCCGTAATGTCAGTCAAAGCAGAAAACCCACTACCTAAAGAAGCCAATAATTCACTTAAACATTCTGCAAGAAAATTCGCTAAAGCTTTTGGAAGACTTAAAATCCAATCAATCATCGCACGAACTATTTTTGCATAGTAAACTAGAACAGCGGCAGCATCTTTAATGTCATCAATAATAGATTGTAGCCATTTTATTCCTCTAAGAACTTTTTTAGCTATTTCAATAAATCTTGCTGATTCACTTTCAGGTGAGAAACCTAACGCCTTCAAAATTGCACGAATGCCTGCACGAATGCCTTGCATCAAAACTGAAAACGCTAGTCTTGCCGCTGACGCAGCCCTTCTCATTGATTGACTTATATCACAAACGTGTACTCTGTTTTTATTTGCAATATCAACAGCAGTTCCTCTAACAATTCCTTGACCCAAAAGAGGCATTGTTGGTCGGTCCGTAAATCTCACATTAGTTGCAGGTTTCGGATACGACCTCAACATCTTTTCTTGTTCTTTTGTCAGTTCAGCAAAAGGTGAAGAAATTAAAGCACTGAATCCAGATTTTGGTTCAGATTGTCGATAGAAACTATCAATTCTATCCGACCTAATACCATCATATTTTCCTAATATTGTTGGTTTCTGTGCATCAGCTCCATCAAGAAAATATCCTGTAACCCAATCTCCGATTTGAAGGTTGGGTGTTTGAGTTGAACCAGTAGTCGATTTAATCACTGTTGCCCAAGGTAAAGTACCTGTTGGCATCTTAACTCGGTCTAAATTATGAAAGCCTATGATTCTGACACGAACATGACCATTTTTTAGTGGGTCAAAAATATCTTCAACAATGCCATGCCACAAGACAAAACCAATCTGTTGTCTTGAAGCGTTTAACTCATATAGATGAACATCTTTATCCATAAAAATCCATATAATCGTTCTGTGTCTCAGTGCTTCTGTAGACGAATTCTCTATTATTAGAATCCGTAGCAACTTCGATAATTGTTTCGTGTTTGTGATACGTAATCATATGTCTTGACGCAATAATCAAATATTTTCCACTTAATGAATAATCAATATCATCAATTCCTCTTGCCTTTTCTCCTCTGGCCGGAATCAATAAATTTGCAGTAAGACCAGAAGTCAGGTCAAAATTACCTGGCATCAACACTTTTATTCTTTGATTTAAAATGTTTCTAAATGATGCACCTCGTTGAAGTATATAATTGTATGTATCTTCAGCGGCATCAATCGATAGTGGTGAGTTCTCTTTAATGTATTGACTGTTTTCACCAAAAGCGTCCATAGGATAAACAACAACCCTAGAATCATACATTTCAGTATTCTTCAAACCAAATTTGTTGGTTATGACTCCAATGTTTGGTGTTTTATTTGCAATAGCATTTTTACCATAAAGCGAATCATAATTTGAAGTTTTAACACCGATGCTTTGAGTTACTAAATCATAACCAACAAAAGTGCCGGCGTAAAGCCCAGACTTTATACTTTTATTTAAATCGAACTGTGAAATAACTTCATACTTAATTGCGCCCATCAATTCATTACTATCATCAGACAAATTTTTAATCTGAAAATTAATGTCATGTACGGGCTTTTTCGATATCAAAGTTGAAAGAGTTACGAAGTTATAACCAATCTTATTTTCAAAAAATAAAAATGTCGGCGATTTTGTTTTATTTAATGCTCTCTTTGAGCAAAACTTAATCGCATCAAATGGACTCTTATTTGGTATTAATACGTTTCTAATGCCTTCAGATTCTTCAAAATAACCCATCATGTCATTTTGTACACCGAGTTTATCTTTCAGAATTTTTTCAACTACCTTTGAATATGTTTCTTTGAAAGACTCTGCAATTTTTGTTTGTTGAGATAATATGAATTCATCGGAGACGAAATGCAACAAATAAATTTCAGATGTGACGTTAAGGGATTTTCTTTCTGATTGTTTGTATATTCTAAAAGATTTTCTGAAAATAGCTTCTTTGTCAGTCTTACCCATTTCAATAACTAAGACTTCAGAACCATCAAACGATAACTTGTTTGATAGACCAATAGAATCTTTTATTAAAATATTTCCAGTTATGCAAGGATTGAAAATACAATCATAGATGTTCAATTCTTCAAAGATAGCAGAAATGTCTATCGGTCCGATTTTGGATACGATAGCTAATTTTTTTATCTTAAACTGAGAATTGCTAATTACATTACTATCAGACATTTATAGTCCCAATAAATTCATTTTTCACGGTAGGAACATATTCTTCTTTCAAAATTTTTATGTTCCTTTTATTCTCATTTTGTTCAACTTCATATTCATAATAAGTTTTTGCATTTCTTGAAGTGTCAATCTTCAACACATTACTATCAGGTAAAGTATACATTACAGATGACGTTGTTATGTTTGCAAAAGTATTTGCATCGACTTGAATTATGTCTGTAACTTTTTCACCTGAAGTGACCAAAGTTCTTGTTTCTATTTTGTAGTATGAGTGCGTGTTATTAAACGCCCACTGGTAACCTGTCTGACTTTGAGAGATTCCATTATTAGCATACTTATCATCAATTGCGGCGGCCAAACTTCTTTGGTCCAGAGGCCAATCTTTTTTGACATCCATAATGTTATTCATCTTCAAAATAATCCAATGGTCCTCAGAAGAACCATATAATTTATGAGCCAATATTTCTGGAGTCTCACCATCAGGAACGGTGTACTCATAATACAATATTGAATTTTCAGTCAATGCTTCATCAAATGAAAAAGAAGCCATCAAGTTTGTTATTCTATCCAATGATGATGAATCATTGAGACTGTAAATCGTTTTGGGGAAATTGTAAAAATAATTTGCCATTTTGAATTTATGCCGATTGCATGAAATTGAATTTTGTCATAATTTCTGTTTCTTGGAAACTCAAAGAAACTCTTATAGCAAAAGGTGCACCTGTTTTACCTATAGATGGAGAATTTTCTCCAGGAACTTCATAAGCAACGAAACCTTTTGGCGCATAATCCATATCGATAGAGGTCAACACACAAGTAGAAATTTTTGGTATGTTAGGATTTACCGCACCATTATAATAAAACTCAATATCAAATTCGGACGGAGGAACCATAAAATAGCCAGCGGTACCTCTCATTATTTCTGGCGCTTGGTGAAATTTTAAAGCTTCAATTATTTTATGCACTTCTAAAGCCTCAGCTTCGCTTGAAGGATAAAACATAAAATCAAATCTGAAATTTCTAAAACTAGGTGAATTGTATATCAGTTCAAGTTGTGGATTTTGGACACCACCAATAGCACTAGCAAACAAACCAGTTGCGGAATTTGGACCTAAAAACGGTGATGCTAAGTTTTTCAACTTTTCAGCAATAAATGGAGATAAATTTTCACCTAACTGTTTAGGGTTAACTTTACCATTTACTGCATCGGTTATCAGTGACATTCCAGCACCAAAAAGTGCGGCATTTTCTCCACCCATTTGCAGTTGATTGTACTGTTGATTGTGTGTATAAGCCATTGTTCCAGGCATGTACAGTGCAATTGTTTCGGTGGTTCTCTTTATTCTTCTTAAAAAGTTCTGATTGTTTATAGAGCCCACCATTTTTTCGGCACCTTCTTTGATACCGGAACCAATAAGTGCTCCAACTTGAGCAATGTATTCTGCTGAAGCTAAAGATTCATCCGAAATTTTAGGAATAACTTTTTCCGAGATAATGGACGAAACTCCATTTTGAACTCTATTCACCAAATCGGTGGTTGCAGTTTTAACACTGTTTGGAATTGCTTCACCAATAGCATCACCTATTCTTTGTACATTATCAATAGTTAGATTTGCTACTCCACCAACATTAGTTGCACCCGTTTGCGCCGCTAGTCCAATCCTATTTTTTTGTATTGTCGGTAAATCATTAGAGAAATTTGCTGGATAACTACTCTTTTCTTGCACGTTGATATGAATCAACATGTAATGACCTTTATCAGTTGCACCCACATCAAGAGGATAGCGTTTCATGTTAAATGTACGCTGATTTACCGAAGGGTCGGTTGACATTCTAGAAAAAGCAGGAAGAAAGTTTCTTTCTTCTCTTGTATAAGAAATGTCTGTTAGATTAAATAGTGCCATGATTTTCCTGAAGGTTGACTACATATTTATATGACATACGGCAAGAATTCCTACAAGGGTAAATTTACCCCCAAAAACCCAGCTAAGTACAACGGCAACCCGGATAACATCATTTTCCGTTCGTCTTGGGAACTACGTTGCATGAACTACTTTGATGACCATCCAAACATTGTGTGGTGGTCCTCAGAAGAACTGGCGATACCATACGTACACCCACTAGACAGTCGAGTGCATAGATACTTTCCAGACTTTATCATTAAAGTCAAAAGAACCGATGGAACCGTAATGACCCATGTGATTGAGGTTAAACCTGAGGCTCAGACAAGGAAACCTGTTCAGGGTAAAAGAAAGACTCAGAAGTTTCTACAAGAGGCAGCCACTTACGCAATCAATCAAATGAAGTGGAAGGCAGCAGATGAATTCTGTCACACTCACGGTTGGAAGTTTCAGATACTAACGGAGAAGGACCTAGGTCTAACTCTTTAATCTGGAACACCAATACTTATAAAGAAATCAGTGTTAAAACAAGGTAATCGTATTGTCCTAAAAGGCAAATAAATAGATTTATGGCATACCTATTAGACAGAATCAACTCACAGTTAGCTAAAACTGGCTTAGAAACTCGCACCACGCAAGCCCGCGCATGGTTACGTTCGAAGGTTACGGAACTGAAACCGACACCTCAAAAGTTGATGCAAGATAGAGAAAGAATGACCAATTCAAATTTTATTGGTCACATGTACTTTTTCTACTACGACCCAAAAACAAAAGATAAGTTGCCTTATTATGACAGATTTCCTTTGGTGATTCCAATTCAAAAATACAATGATGGATTTTTGGGTCTAAATTTACACTATATTCATCCAAAGCATCGCATAATACTACTAGATAAATTGTCGCAGTTTGCAAGCAATAAAAACTACGACATGCAAACAAGACTGAAGTTGAGCTATCAAACTCTGTCAGCTTTTTCTACCGCTTTTGAAGCAACACCTTGCATTAAAAGATATTTGGCCAGCCATGTTGAATCCAGATTCGTTGAAATATTCGCTGATGAATGGGACATTGCCGCATTGTTGCCCGTAGAACAGTTTGAAAAAGCTTCAGCAAACAAAGTCTGGTCAGACTCAAGAAAGAAATTCTAATGTCATTTTTACCACAGTTATTTTTATCAAACATCAAAGCGAAAGACGGTTTAGCTAGACCAAATCGCTTCCAGGTTATTTTACCTATACCACCATATGTTGGTAAATTCTTAGAAAATGGTTTCTTGGAACGACTTTTGAATTTACCCAACTCCATATTTTCAGACGTTTCTACTAGAGTTTTAGGAGATAGATTTTCAACATCCGCGAATCCAAGTATTTCACGATATCTTGCTTTGCAGTGTGAAGCGGCGGAATTGCCAGGAAAATCCCTAAACACCGAACCAATACAAATTTACAACCTTACATATGAGGTTCCGTATCAAGCGGTTTACACCGACACCTCATTAACTTTTTTGTGTACCAATGAATTCTATGAAAGAAAACTTTTCGATAGATGGTTGGAAGCAATAGTTCCTACAGATACAAATAACGTTAGATATCCAAAAGGTAAAGACACCTCTTATCTTACAAATATCACTGTTATTCAATATGATGATTTCATTAAACAGATTTATGCTGTTGAATTTATTGACGCTTTCCCGAAAACGATTTCTGCACAACCTTTAAGTTGGTCTGACGATGGCTTTCATAGATTGACTGTTCAGTTTGCTTACAAGAGACACAGAACAATTTATCAGGGTGGATATGATTTTGGAGCAGCCACGGCAGCATTACTGGGAAGTTCTATTGCTGGTGTACCTGTAAAAGATGTTTTAGCTGGGCAGATAAAGGGTACTGCCGAAGCGGCAAAAGATGCATTGAAAAACCCGTTCAGTATTTTTTAATTTGGAGATTTTATGTTACCTAAAGTTGATGTGCCTTTATACGAAATTACTTTGCCATTGATGAAGAAGAAAGTAAAGTTCAGACCGTTTTTAGTTAAGGAAGAAAAAATTCTTTTGATGGCTGCGGAGTCAGATGACCAAAACTCAGTCATCTTAGCAATCAAACAAATAATTACAAATTGTTTGATTACGAAAATAGATGTTGATGATTTACCAATCTTAGATTTTGAATATTTGTTCTTACATCTGAGAGCAAGGTCGGTAGGTGAAACAGTCGATTTGCAATACAAATGCAACAACGATATTGATGAAGGTGGCGAAAAAAGAAAATGCAACTCAATTGTCAAGTTGAGTTTTAATGCCCTTGAGGTTGAACCTGAATTGAATGGTAATGAGACCAATAAACTAGAATTGACTCCTAAACTAGGACTCGTTTTAAAGTATCCGACATTTGGAAGTATAGAAACACTCACAGCTATTGAAAATGTTAGTCCGACTGCCGTTGTTGTGGAAACAATTTTAAGTTCCATCGACTACATTTACGATGACGAAAGCATTTACTATGCCAAAGATACTCCTAAAGAAGAATTAATTGATTTTATTGATAGTTTGACAAGAGAGCAATTTCAGAAGATAAAAGAATTCTTTGAAAATATTCCTAAGTTGACAAAGAAACTTGATTTTAAGTGTGTTAAATGTGGTTATGCCGATAACATTGAGATTGAAGGAATCCAAAGTTTTTTCGCCTGACCGTTCGTTATGATAATTTAAGCAATCATTTCCAAACTAATTTTGCACTGATGCAACACCACAAATATAGTTTACGTGATTTAAATGAAATGATGCCTTGGGAAAGAAATGTTTATGTGACTATGCTTCTACAACATATTGAAGAAGAAAATGAAAAAATTAAACAACAAAATCTAGCAAGAAGAAAAAAATAAATGGCAACAAGATTTTCAACAGTATATAAGCAAGAACTGAAAAATAAAGGCGTACTCAGTTCGATGGGTTCTGCTGTTTTAAAAAGCGCCCGTGAAAGAATGGATGTCAGAAACATTTTCTTTGGTGGAAAAGGAATGTTATCTGCTACAGGCCAAAAAATATTTGGTCGTGGTTATTCTCCTCTTTCTTCTGGCGCCGCCGGTTCCGTAAGTAGTGCTCAAGTTTCTGCACAAGCGGCGGCTACAAATGATTTAATTTCTTCTAATGAGAGACAAGAAGCTTTACTCAGAGTAGTTGCGAAAAATACTTTCAATATGAATTTAATGGCGAGAGATATGAACATCACTCGTCAAAACATAGCAACGCTCACCAGATTGGCAGCAGGAAAATCAGCACAGTCACAAGATGCTTTATGGTATGATGTGAAAACAAGAAATCAAGCAATTGATTCTCTTGGTAAAAAAGGTGGAGATTCTAAACCTTCACAAACAGCTCCGTCTAGTTCTTCAGCTTTAGGAGGAATTTTTGGTGGTATCGGCAGTATGTTGGGTGGTATTGCTTCTTTTGGTGGAAGTATTATTTCAGGAACTTTAGGAGCTATATCCAGAATTTCTCCGATACTAGGCATAATAGCATTGATGGCTGGCGGTTATGTCATAAAAGAAATATCAAAGAGCATAGATTTCGGTCCACTTAAAGAAAAGATTTATAGCTTTCTAGGACTCGATATCAAATCAGATAAAAATATACTCCAACAATGGGCTGATAAATTAGATTTACAATTTGACACTAAAAAGTTTAACGAAATTTATGACACTGTATCCAAAACAATCATAAGAAATTTTGGACCTCAAATTGACTTAGTTGGTAAAAGTATAGCGACAGCATCTGATGCAGTTTTAACATATGCAAAAGCGGCATTCATGCAACTGGCAGCAGGTTTTTCTGGTATGGGTGGCGCAATAGGTTTTCTTTTGAATGAATTTTTTCAGTCGAATAAAGGAAAAATATTAATGGCCATTGCGGCGGGTTTGGCCGCCGGTAGTGCAAAAGACCCACGAAGTGCCGCATTAGCTTTAGCTGGAATAGGTGCCGCAGGACTATTTGGTGCCGCAACAGGAGAAAAATCTAGAGATGAGTTGAGAGAAGAAATTGATTCAAAATTAAAAGATTTACTTCTACTGCAAAGAAGAATAGATGAGGCAGAAAACGCACCCAACACAGTCACCGGTAATGCTATGAGGGGCCAACTTCCAAAATATTATGAAGGTAAGAAAGCTATAATTGACAAACTTTCTGAATTGGGTAGTCAATTGTCTGGAAAAGAAAATCAATTGAAAGGTTATTTGACACCAAATTTTGGAACTTTCAATGAAATTATCGAAGCCGACAGACCAAATTGGGGTAAAGGATATGTGCCGATTACACCTCAAGGAGGAACTGCACCGAGTCAAATTCCTTCAGGTGGCAATTTAAGAGATGTTATTGGTCGCCGCGAAGGTGGCCGCGCTGGCTATGATGCAATTTTTGGTTTTGGTGGTCCAGGCGGCGACCCATCAATAACATCAAAGTATGGAAAACCTTTGTCGCAATTAACGATAGGTGAAGCATTAGCCATTAGTGATGCCAGAATGACTGGTGACCAAAATGCTGGCGCTATGGGTCGTTATGGATTTTTACCTGGAACTCTAAGAGGTGCTCTAAAATCTGCTGGACTTTCTGAAAAGGATGTTTTCAGTCCAGAAAATCAAGATAAAATATATCAAGCAGTTTTAAATAATATGGTTTCAGGCCTGCGCGCCCAAGGCTTCACAAACATAACTGACGACTTGATTAATTTAGCTTGGCACGTTGGACCTGCTGGCGCGAAGGCATTAGTAGAAGCACAGAAAAATAATCCTGGTGCTATAGCGGCAGATATCTTAAAACTGTCTCCCGGTGGCAGAAAAACTAACCCATCTTTAAATCAATCAGTTGATTCTCTTTTAAGAGGTAGACAACTATCACAAGGCAGTGTTGATTTGAGTAATGGTCAAAGAATGGCTATGGCATTCGATGGTTCTGGAATAACTGTTGTCGCACCAACAACAAACGTTCAGTCTGGCGGAGGAGCACCTCAGTCATTCGCAAGTGCTACAAACTTTGATGCAATCGAGTTATTCGCAAGTAACATGGCATAAAAAACCCCGCTTTAAGCGGGGTTTAAATTACTCTTGCTCTGCTAGAGACTTGAAATAATCCAAGTCATCATCATCAACGCTAGATGGAATATTTACTCCACCTTTTGCTTTGACAACAGGAATCTCAACTTCTTCAGCGCGGCTCTGAGGAGCAACACCTTCAAAACCAAGAACCTTATCAAGGCGAGCCTTCAGAGTATCGTAAGGTTTGAAGTGTTTACGGTCAGACATTTCTTTCAAAGAATGTTCTTGCGAATAAATCTTTTCAAGTGCTGAATCGTCACCACCAAGCAATGCAGACTTATCGGCAAATTCTGATTTGTCATAGTTGCGGTAGCCTTCAACATTACGAATCTTCAGTTTGAAGTTTGCGCCTTCCCAGAAATCAAAAGGATTCAGAGGAGTTTCATCAGCAAACTCGGGGTTCATTGCTTCAGTAATCTTATCGAAGATTTTCTTACCGAATTTGAACAAACGAACAGTGCCTTCATTCTCAGGATTAGATGGGTCGGAAACAACATAGATGTTTGCGATGTAAGAAAGACGGCGCTTTTGCTTACGTGCAATATCTTTGTTTGCTTCAACACCAGAGTTCCATAGAGTGTTGTTGTGTTCGCAAACAGGACACTTCTCATTAAGTGTGGTCAGGCACTTATCAATGTACCAGCCACCAGGTCCTTGAAAACCGTGGTCGAACAAACGAACCCAAGGAAGACCATCTTCTCCATCAGCACCAGGTGCTGGAAGAAAACGAATGACAGCCATGCCGTTGCCAGATTTGTCAACAGTAGGAGTCCAGAATCGGGTGTCGTCTTTGGAGCCAGCCTCAGCAGTTTGTGTGGTGCTCTCAATTGCCTTGGTGAGTTTATCAAGGCTATCACGGTTGCGTTTAAGATTAGCGAATGACATAATATTTCCTTTCGTATATGCGATGTATGTCGTTGTATGTTTTTTTATCCACAAAATTCATTATATAAAATTATTTAGCCATTTGTCAATAGCTTGTCCAGAATTTTGATAGTTTCACCGACATCCTTATGAAGAATGCCGTGACCACCTGCTTTGTTAAAAGCTTCAATGATATCTGGAGTATCATCAATCAATACAGTTTCTGGTGTTGCGTATGCGGTTTTATACGAACGACCAGGAACAATGTTAGCCTTATAAAGAATGTTATGTTCTTTTAACCACTTCTTTTTACTTGCTTCAACCATATCATGGTATTTTTTACCGCCAGATGAAGAAAGAATTTCTGTGGTGATGTTTGTTCGCTTAACGTGGTCAAGCAAAACATGTGCTCCAGGAAACCAGTTCAATTTCTCGAAGTGTCCTTCTTGGCAAAATTTGTCCCAGTTAGCCGACCACTCTTTACGATTGCGGTCAGCGGCTGCCGGTTCTTTACCAAAAAGTTCAATGTACTTCTTTTCGAAGTTACAGAGAACACCATCCATGTCCAAATAAATTTTCTTAATCATTTCAATTCCTGAATCGCATGTTTGCGATACGTTTCCTTATCAAAGAGTATAAAGGGTGCATACTTCACAAATTTTCTATGCAATGTCGGCCATCGGATAGTATCACTAATCTTTCGGTTCCAAACAGGCAAGAAATTCATAAAAGAATTAAGTATGCACAAAGTTTCAATAGTTGTGACATTCTGCAAAGTCATTGTCAACAGAGGAGGATAACCTTCATCAATTTTCAAGACACTATTAATGCCACCTGCTTCACGAATTATAGCACAGTCATTTTTGAATGTATAGCCTAGTGCTTGCAAGATTGCCTGGCGCTTCAGATGTTTATCGTAGGTATCGTCCTCAAGTAGAGTTCCTGCCCATGCATTTTCATTTTGCATGAGAGCAGAAATGACGAATTCCTGGTAATCATCTTTCTCATATTTCCTGGACAACTTGTAGAAATGATACTTGTCTCTGCGCTTTTCGAAAGTTTCAATGTTGATGTTACATTTACCGTTGTACTTGAAGTAATCGTAACTATCGGAAGTGAAGTGTAATTTCAGAACATGATAAAGAGAAAAGGCTTCGTAACCTGTCATATTGGTAGTCTGGCGGCTTTCGGTAACATATTGAGATTTTCTGCATCGATTGCTATCTTTGCTTTCAAATCTTTGTTAACAAGGGTTGATGCTAGTTCAATTTCCATACCTGTCAGGTTGCAATATTCTACGATTGCTTCCATGTAATTGTAATCGGTTCCAGAAACAAGAGTTTCTATCTCTTGCTGGAACTTGAACATTTCGTCTTTTGTTGGCATCACTTCACAATCGTTTCATACAATTGTTCAAATTGCTCATGCGTTGCCACTTCTTCATCATAGTTTTGCTTATGATAAACTTTGACAAGGCGATTGACAAGTCGCTTTGGCAACTTCAAATCTTCACAGACTTTTTTGGTTGCTTCTTTGATGAAGTCTTTTTCACCTTCGATTCGTGTCATGGAATCGGAACATTCTCTAATTGCATCAAACAGTTTCTTGCGGTCAGCTTCGCTCGAAATTTGATTGATAGACATTTGTTTCACAGACATAATAACTCCTTAAATAAAACCAACTTTTCTACCAACTTTTTTGATGGTAGAATTTTCAACTTGTTTGTTGAACACTTCAGCAATAGACCACTTATCACGGATACCATCAAGCTGAACACCGAGGCGAGTAGAAAGAACTTCAGCTTCGCTTTGTGTAAGTGTATCAAAATTCAGAATATCAAAGCAACGTCCTGGGCGAACAAGTGCCGAATCAACATCACGAATAGAAGGCAAGTTTGTCGAGAAGATAAGTTTCTTACCTTTCGTTGTCACTAGACCATCACCAACGTTCAGGAAACGGTGCATCATTGTGTTACCATCACTACGAGCCTTCAGGAAGTTATCGGAATCTTCCAGGACCATGATATTGGCATCATCTTCAATGAAACGAGCAAAGAGAAAATCTTTCTCCAGGATGCTTGCATCATAGGTAACAATTGCAGATGAGTTGCTATGTGACAGTAAGCCACGGATGAAAGTAGTCTTACCAGTACCTGGAGGTCCAATCAGCAAAAGAATATTTGCTTGCGAATTCAGGTAACGGTCGTAGTAGCTTTCAAGTGTTTCACCTTTCAGGAAAGGATACATTTCAGCAACAGGCAAACGGTCTTTATTCAGAGGAACATTCACAGAACTTCCATCATTGGCATAAACCCATTCGATGTGTGAAGTAACTTCTTCAAAGTGACCAAAAACGGATTCTCTAATATCTTCAATAAATTCTTTGTCACCATATACAGTAACAGTGACAGAATTTGAACTCAGATTATAACGTATGAAGTTGAATCCTTCAGTGATAATCATCCCGTAAGAATCGTTTGATTCTAGAATGTATTCACCATCAAATTCACTCTCCATGTAATCATGCCACTTTTTGCGGTTGCAATGTAGCTGATATTCTCGGCTAAGCGTACTCAGGTCAGAATTCGCCCGCTTGTCAAGTAATTGAGAGAAAACATAGTCACCATAGTCGGAAGCACCGACAAAAATCTTTTCATTATTCATAATATTGTTGTTCACATCTTCTGCGGACCAAATCCACTTCCTAAATGTTCTTTTGTTTTTTCTTTTTAACTTTAACTTTTTACGCCGGCGCACTGCAATTGCAGTGCTTTCGGCACTAATTTTGGCTAAAAAATTGGAAACTGAATCGCTCATTTCTTAATGTTCAAAGCATAAGACACACAAGTAGCTGTAGGTTGAGTTTCGTATGCACACTTAACCGCTAGAGGGTCAACACCCTTTGCAATAGCGGCTTCAATGTTCCTAGCCATATTGTTTCTGTCATTGAGTTGATTCAGAGACAATGAAATAACTCCTGCCATCAGTGTAATCATAACACAAACCGCAATGGTAATAAACGTGGAAGAATCTTTCATTTTAGATGAATTCCTTGTTTCGGTCAATTTTGTCACCTTTTCTTTTGTAAAAAATGTGCCGACCAATTTGGTCGACTTTATCCAATTTCCAACCCGGATTAACATAGTCGGCATGATAGTAAGTTGCTCCTTCGGTTACATCTTTCAACTTTTCAAAGTTTATGACGATGTGTGTTGCTAACTCACGAATGTCATTATACAACTTTGTTTCTCTGATTGTCAAGCGTTTATCGGTAAACTTCTTGTCACAATACCAGGAAAACTGACAAGTTCCACCCGTTTTCTGGAAAACAACATCACAGATTGTATTGGCATAATTGCCTGTTTGTACACGATTAATTGTTACAAATGCTACCGCTTTTTGTCCAGTGATTGGTTCATGGGCAGCTTCGAAATAGATGTTTTCTGCTAGACACGTAATCTGTCTTTGTGTATCCTTTGAAAGTGAGTAATAGCTCACCTTCATCGGAAGTATCCTGTCAACGTCAATATTAATCATACTCAAAAACAGGATAAAAGCAGAAAAAAACATGGTAAGAAGTATTGGTTTACTTCGCATCTTTTCTCCTTTTAAAGGATGGTTTTTTAAAAAACCATCAAAAAATTTACAAAACTACTTAGAACGAACGAGTGTATACTAGCGAGGTTTGTTTTGCCGCGCCTACACCACGTTGGTCATCATAATTTACAGCAATTCTATCTTTTTTCGTCAGGTCATACATGACTGCATAACGAGTGGTATCAGACCTGTCACTATCATTTTTACTGTATGTGTCACGATAACGATATCCAACTCTAGCAGAAAATTCTGTTCCTGGAATTTTTGCTGTTACTGATGGTTCAATATTGTAGTATTGAATGGTTTCTTTACCCGAATTCGATTTGAATCCGTGAGAAAGTCTAAGACTTCCTGAAAAAACCGAAACTAGAGGTTTACTATAAGTCAAACCCAACTCACTTCTAAGTCCATTGGTCAGTTTTTCTCTATCTTGCAAATTTGCAATACCAACATCACCACTCAAAGTATCAGAAATTTTCATCCTAGCTGAAATTCCGGTTGCGGTTTGTGTTGTTCCATTATCAGAATCTCTATAACCATAAGTCAAAGAAACCGATTGTGCGGATGCCGCAGTTGAAAGAACCATAGCAAGTGCTACAAAAGACATTTTATATTTCAATTTTTTCTCCTAAAAATAAATGATAGGTTATTCTGTTACGAGGAAACCTATCGAAACCCTAGTCAGCGTTTAGGCTGCCAATGCGAACTTTTCATCGTTTGCGTTTACTTGATTTAGTTTTTACACCTACTCTGGTGAGTTGTCCACTTCTGTACTTGTTGCCCTGTCGAATAGCTGAGTACACCCCCATCAGAAAAATACTGCACTAGCCAGTTGAATACAGCCGACCAGTCTTCCTTATCAGTGAAGTGCAATATATTTCTGGTGGAGGTGGGGGGATTTGCACCCCCGTCCAGAACACTTTTCTAGTTGCTTCGTACAACCATAACCACTATTATAGTGGTTTATTATTTAGCTGTCAAGCTTATTTCGGCAATTGTTGCCTACTCTTAACCTTCTCGACTGCGGTAATCCAATTCTTCTCAACCTGCTTCATTTTTTTCTCATCCAATACAATGCTTTCCGAAGCATCAATCAAGCCTCTTTGTCTCAATTCTTCCATGGTATTTCTTTTCGCAAGCTCAATGTCTTTTCTTAACTTTTCCCTGATTGCAGGGTCTGTATCTTTACTCACAAGAAAACTACCAACAACCTTCAAGTTAGAATACTCTGAAAAAGTTCCTGTCAGAGTTTGCACATTAGGAAATTCAGCATTAACTTTATCCGAAAAGGTCAAAAGAGGTACTAAATTTCCAGCTTTGATGTGTGGTGCAACAGTGCCTGTACCAGCAACAACAACATCTAAAGTTCCATTCAACACATCATTTACCACCAAAGGTAATGATTTGTAAGGAACGTGAACCGATTTTATTCCGAGTTTATCAAAAATAACTTCTGAGTAGATTTGCAATGGTGTTCCGGAACCTGTACTGCCAAATGAAATTTCTTTATTTTTAAATTTCTCTCTCAACTCAGACATATTGTTGACGTTTAGCTTTTTGTTAACAGTAAGAATGAAGGGACTCCAATACATCATTGAAACTGGTGTCAACTCTTTATCCCACTCAAATGTTTGATTTCCAGATTCAGTGAAAAGATTATTGAGAGTGTAGGAATGTGGTGCGTAAAAAAGCAAAGTTCTTCCATTTGATTCTTCACTTAGAACACTTTTGGCCGCAATGATGCCGTTTGCTCCAGGTTTGTTCTCAACAATGACCGGAACTTTCATGATTTCGGATAAATTTTTACCAACAATTCTTGATATGGCATCTAAACCACCACCAGCGGCTGTTGGTACAATAATTTTTACAGTTTGTTTGTCCGTTGGACTTTGTGAATAGACATTAAAGCTCAAAGCAAATGCTATCAATGCATACATGATTTTTTTCATTTTATTTTCCTAAGTTATATAATTTGCTACTAAATGTAGAGTTATTTAAAAAAGATTGTTTTTTATAATCTGTTTTTGTTATCTCTAAAACTTTTTGTGTTATAGTTTTCCAGTTTTTGGCTTGTTCTTCAGTGTTCATTTTTCCAATAAACCAAATATCTTTTTCATAGAGAATAAGATTTATAGCCTTATACTGATATGGTATGTTGTACCAATAAGGATAAATTAGACGATTCAATTCATCATTCAAAAGGAAGTCTCCATTATGTAGCAGAGAAAAATTTGTTCCCGAAGGTAACTGCCGAATCACTTCGTTGATTGCTCTAGGATATCTTTTAAATTTATTTAAGCCATGACTTTTAACAAAGTTTTTTACGACATGAGCCTGTTTTATTGGAATTTTTGGAAAATCAGGACTCCAATAGAACAGTTCAGTAAAGTCGAAAGGATTGTTTTCTCTCTGAAGTTCCGGAGTTGTCGCGGCAGCAATTGTAGCACAAGTAAAAAAATAATTAAAATTAAAATTGTCATCCACACTAAGTCTAGGTTTCTCAACACCATAAATGAAGCCAACTTTTTTACCTACAGAAAACATTTCTTTCCAGTGTTGTTGAGAATACTTTACTTTTCCTCTAACAAGCGTAAACGGAGCAAAAGAAAAGTTTTGATTATAAATCTGGTCTAGATTTAGTGATTTATAAGAATCTAAAACAAAATCAGTGGTATCAATTATCGTATGTTTTAAATGTGGTTGTTTTTTTTGTGCTTCTTTTACTTTTGGTATCGCAACTTCGAAAATTTCTGCATTAAACTGTGACATTCTATCTTGTGTTCCTTGATAGTCTGTCATAGAAATCACTTCATCAAGTTTTATGTTATTTTCTATGAAGTGATTTAAGATGTTGTCGGAGTCTGCTCCGCCACTATAATATAATGCCAAGTAGTCATATTTTTCCCGCAGTTGCTCACATCTTTTTTTATATAACTCGGTAAGACTTTCGGTCGGCTCAACACTCCAGTCAAAACTACTATAGACCTCATCATTAAAGTGCCATTTAATTGGCAAATTTAATTTACTTGAAACTTCTACAGCCTCAATTTGGCTATACATTTTCAATTTTCCGACTGTATAGTAACCGAAAATGTCTTGTCTGTTGTAATCAGAGGACATTTTAATTATCTCATTCATAATCATTTTAAAATTTTGTTCAGGTATTTTTCAGGTGTTCTTACATTATTTTGTCCAAATTGCACAAACATCGAAGATAGGAATTTTTCAGATTGACTTCCGTTCAAAAATTCCGACAAAACATTTCTTACTTTGTTAACTTCTTCGTTGTTCTTATCTACATTAGCCCACAAGAAAAAATTGTTGTAATACCTATCTTCATTTTCTATTGAGAGACCTAACTCCCTCAAAGTCGAAATATTGGGAAGTGATTTTAAACGAGATTCATACACTAATGCAAGAGGTACAATGCTACCCTTTTCGAATTCTGGAATCAAAACATCAATCACCGTTACACCTAATGATACATGTCCACCTAAAACACCAAGCAATCCTTGTGAGCCAGTTCTAAAAGGAACGAGTGTTAGGTTTTCTTCTTGTTTATATTTGTTGAGTAAATCTTCCATCAATTTGAAGTTGGGTGTATTCATAGCTATAGCCATGGACAACTTTTCTTTTTTTCCAAATTCCAAAGCTCCACGAAAATTACTGTAATTTCCATTCGGTTTCGAAAAGATAATTGAAGGAATAGTTCCTAAAAAAGCAACGGGAGTTATATCACTCTGAACATCAATGATTTTTTGATTTTTGAAATTCTCGCGCCAGACTTCCGGAGAATTTAGATTGCCTATCAACAGAGTCAATTTATCTTTAGGTGAAGTGTGTAACTCTTTTGCCGCAATAAGTCCATTACCACCTGGCTTAAATGTCAAGATAACATTTTTACCTAGTGCGGCTTCTAATGCAGGTTGTATATGCAATGCATAACGATGTACAGAACCACCAGGAGATGATGCGATAATCAACTCAACGTTATCTTTTGCTTTAGCAACGGATAGGAAAAAGAATAATAAAAAATAGATAACAATTTTCATAAAAAATACCTAATTAAACAACATCAATTCTTTTGCTTGAATCGTAATCTTTTTTGACTTTTTTGCCTGGTCTATAAAGCTGTCTTTATTTTCCATTTCATAAACATTGACGATTTTATCTTTGTCCAAAATATTTTTCAAACGTTTTAAACCTGGCAACAAAGCCAGATTAATGTTAGCATTTATTTTCGGTCTTGGCAATACTCCATAGTATTCAGCCAGAGCAATTTGACCTGGTTTGGAGTAGTCAATTTCTTCCAAACAATTAAGAAAAAGTTCTGGTGTGTACGATAGAAAACCACCAATATGATTTGAATTTTCCTGCTCAACACAAAAGGCGTATTCACAAAAACTAATTTTTTCGGACATTTTGTTGAACTCACCACTCAAAAAGTAATCTCTGTCGATAATTTCCTCACCACCTAAAATTAGATTTCCTTCTCTCTGAGAAACCATTTTTGACAAAATAATAGGTATCGAACAATAAAAAGGAATATTTCTTTCTTGAGAAATTTTAGGAAAAGTTTTTACGACTTCTTCCTCACTCAGAGTTATAACTAAGGGTTTTATTGTATTTTCGTAGCACCAACGATGAGCATACCAATTCTCAATTCTATTGGTGTGTATATCCATGATTACAGGAGTAAATTTTACTCCCCTCTCGATTAAACAGTTGGCCGCAAATTCACTATCAAGTCCACCGCTCAAAGCAAGATAAAGATTCTCCGACTTTTCAACCATTTTCTCAACGGCATAGTCAATACATTCTTTCTTTTTCCAAATTTTCAAATCAGAAAAATCAAAAGAGCAAGAACCATTTTCTATTTTTATCCAATCATCACGACCAGGCATAATATAAAATTGTATTACGTTTCTATTGAAGTGGTAACTTGATAAGAATTTGACAAACCAAGTTCTTTAATTTTTGCAACCAACATTTTATTGTATTTTACAATTAAAGAATTATCGTCATAGACTCCACTGTCTGGTTTCTGTGTTTTATTGATAAAATTATTCAAATTTTCAAGTGTGTCGAATTCGAAGGAAACCATTTGAGTATTTCCAACATTCGTAACGTTAAAACCTATGTAACCAGGAAAACTTTCGCCTTCGGTGCGGGCATCAATAATTGACTGTCTCTCTGCTTCAGTTAAATGTACAGAATCTGCTGAAACTACTCCATCAGCGAGCCAAGGAATAATACTAGATTTTTTTACTATTGTTTTTACATATTTTGGCATTTTTTTCTCCAATTTGAAAAGCCTTTAATTATTATTTATATGTGATAGTTTTTGGTTGGAATCGGTACAACAGACTTGAAACCGACAGTTGAATCCAAAACTTTCAAACCATCACTATAAAATTTAAATAACTCAGTATCTTTCATGTCTTTAAGATAGGTATCTCTCAAACTCCAAAAAACGTTACCGGTTTTTGGAGACTCAAACGATAAAGGTTTTCTGAGATTATAGAGTGCTTTAGCTATGTTTTTTTGATTTGCACCGACAGTTCTGGTTCTTTTCAATTCTTGAACTTGTTTAACCGTCATCTCGGTAAATTCTGGGTTCCAAAAGAATCTAACCCTCTCAACATTTTCGTAACCACTTGAATTTCCGTAAAGTATAACCGGAGCATCAGTAAATTTTAGAACAAACTCTTGTTCATGAAAATTTATTTCTGGCTTATCTAAGCCATATATGAATCCAACCTTTTTGTTTTTCCATTCATTAGGTATCAAAATCCTTTCAGCATCTCTCCAAAAAAAGTTGTGAACACTAAAAAAAGAACCTATCTCATAAACCCAATTTGAACCATGCTGATATATGGACAAATTTTTAAAATTATCACCATCAAGATATTTCGTATAATCGACAATATCTGTAATAGATTCCAAGCCCAACTCTTTCACATAAGGAATAACATTATGATAAATTTCTCCGTTGTGATTCTCATCAACACCCCAAGCAGAGTCTTTACTAAATGCACCAACAGAAACAATCTTATCTAATTTTATATTGTTATGTACAAAAGTTTCGAGTATACAAGTTGAGTCTGCTCCACCACTATATGCTAAAACCAGATAGTCATATTTTTCACGAAGCCGTAGAGCCTGTTGTTTGTAATAATAATTCAAATCATGTGGCAACTCTTTTTTCCAGTCCACTTTGGAATAGATTTCATCATGGAAATAAAATTTTATTTGTTGACCAGTTTTTTGTGAGTATTCAATAGCACTAATTTTTGATTTGAATTTTGTGCCATCTTCACTGTAAAAATAAATTTCATCATTTGTCATGGTGTTTCCTCACGTATTTTTCCAGTTCTTCAATGTAATCATCTTTCTTTTCGATAAAAACTTGACCTGGTCCATTTTCAGTACCAATCAAAACAACAATCTGTTCAATGGGTACACCTACAATTTCTTCATACATCAATGCATATGCGGTGCATTGCATGAAATAGTTTCCAATTTTTTCTTTTTCTTTCTGATTGGTAGATGACTTGAAATCAACAACTGAAATTTTGCCATTCCATTCGGCGATACAGTCAACACGGCCAGCGATACGCATTCTATCAGAATACAATGCTTGTTCAAGGCAATAAACCGTTGTTATGTTTTCATCCAACAAGCTTTTCATTTTAAAGAAAAGTTCCTTTGTTGAAGGAATCATACTAGCAAGTTTCATACCTGTCAATTCATTGAGTAGGTACTTTTCACAAACGGTATGTAAAGCCGTGCCTCGGCGTGATGCTTTGGCTGCTATACGATTTGCTTCCTCAGCACCAACACGTTCGCGCCACTCAAACAGTTGTTTCTTTCCGTATGAAGAAAGTATAGTTGTAACGGAAGGATATTTTTCTCCTGAAGGTGTTTTATAAAGTCTACCTGAAGGAGAATTTTCAGCATTCAAATCAAAATTTAGTGCTTCAGGTTTTTTCAACAAAAACATTTTTTTCTTTTCTAAACATTTCAATTATAGGTTGGTTTTTATATTCACCTTCGGCATCGACGTAATGAAAAAATACTTGTGCTTGCCACTTCCCTTCTTTGTATGAATTTCTCCAATGAGGTCTTTCAATTCCTTTATAAAAAATCACATCACCAACCGAAGCTAAAATTTCTTTTTCGAATCCTTTTTTGTCCTCAATAAAAAATGGCCAAGGTTTACCTTCAAAACCGAGAGTTAATGTTATTGAATATTCACATGAGTCTCTGTCCGTATGTCTTTCTAAAGTTTCACCCGGTTGATACAGTCTACAATAATTAAAAGTTTTCAGTAAATTTTTACCACTCACTTTTTTAAGATGCGGTAAAATTTCATCATGTGCGCTATCAAAAACATCAATGAAAGAATAGGACATTGGGCACTGAGGGTCCTTTTCACCTCGACCAGACTCTACAGCTTCAATCATCGATTCAGCCATAAGTCTACAGCTATCTTTATCTATAAAGTCTGGAAGAAAAAGATAGCCGTTTTCTTCCAGAAATTTTGCACTGTCAATCAATTATTATCCTCATAAACCATTTTAGCTAAGATATAGTCTTTCACTAAAGAACTTCGAACGATATCTTCCGGTGTAAACTCAATCCTTGTGAAGGCTCCCATGTGATATGCAATGTCAAAAAATTTAAGAATGCCACTCATATCATTTTTCTTTTTGTTCAAGTCTGTTTGTCTATAATCACCACACCAAATAATCTTTGAGCGATAACCAACACGGGTCATAACAGTATCAATTTCTTCGAATGTTAAGTTTTGCATTTCATCAACAATAATGATTGCATCATCAAAACTCATACCACGAATGAATGAAGTTGAAATGAATTCAATGAAACCTTGTTCTTCAAGTCTCTGATATGCATCTTTTCTACCAAACAATGTCTCACAAATTTGTCTGTAAGGTTGTTGATAGATTTCCATCTTTTCTGTAACATCACCAGGCAAATGACCAATCTCTCTAGATTGAACGGCCGAACGAACAAGAATAATTTTTCTAAATGGATTACTCTTATCCAAAACTTCTTCTAGTGCTTTGTATAGGGCACAAAAAGTTTTACCTGTACCTGCAACACCATGCAATGCTACAAAATAATCTCCTCTTTTATATGCATCAAAAAATATCTTTTGATTTTCTGTCAGTGGCTCAAATGTTTTTAAATCATCTATACGAACCTTAAGTGCATTCGTAATCTTTGGTTGCTCATCCTCAAGATGTATTCTGGTGTTTGCTTTTCTAGCCATTGAGACCCTTTAAATTTTTACGCCAGTTTTCCTCTCTACGTGCTTCTTCACAACCTGTTCGGTCCTGGCTTGTTTGATGGATTTCCTAGAATGTTTTTGTGCTAGGGCACTTCCCGGATGTGCTTCAGACACTTTAGAGAGAACCTCTTTAAAGCCATCTGGCACACGGTTCTGCATAGAGGTAGACACGCCAGATACGATTGCTGGCGCAGTCACCACAGGTTGAATGTGTGGATTGGATTTCAGATATTCATCACGCTCAGAAATTTTCATGAACGATTCGAACTCCTCACCTGTCTCAGAATTAAAAAAACTATAAGTTGGCATATTGATAACCTTATATAGCCGAATACCAACTCGGTGCCGGCCGTTTTTTCCAATCGGCTAGATGCGTCTTATTCTTATTGTAATAATTACGATAAGAGGCAAGAGAATCACCAGGAATTTTTACATCATCAGGCATCGCAGGCGTGGGAGGAAAAAAATTACCTCGCTGAATATTTTTTGGTGAATTAAAAAGTACACCAACAAGTCTTGCACATGCATGTACTTTACCGTAACGATAGGTGTACTCTTTCAATAGGCATTTCCACATCATATAAAGCCAATCATAATTTTCATGGTTAGCACGGCACCAAACAGCAGAGGGGTGATTGATATGTGAAGCCTTCATTAGTTGTTGTTCACGCTCATCACCTAGGCGCCAGCGTTTGATACGGCGACCATTAGCCGTCATGTCGGTGTATTCTTCACCATCAAGCAAACGATGAGCCGTGGACATGAGTTGTGCATACTCAATAATCATTTTTACGGTATGCTTGTTGTTGTGCATCTCCGCACAAACTTTTGGGTCAGGGTCAAGGTAGAAAATATTCATCAGTCATTCCAATGGCGAATAACGCCAGCAACAATAAAAATGTTTGTAATGATGTAGCATAACACAATCGCAGTGCGAATGCAAGCGATTTTATCGGCTTCTTTATCATCCTCGGATGCTTTCTCACCTAGTGCTTTAGCCCACAATCTCCACATTCAATTCTCCATAAAAAAAGTCCGAGGCAAAGCTCGGACCTCTGTAGTGTTTAAGTTGTCAGACAGTTTCAGCATCAGCCTTGGCGACTTCGACCTGTTCAACCGGCTCAGAAATATCCGAAAGCTTTTCAACCTTGGACAATAGAAGGCCATTATCTTCAAGGTATTTTTTAACCTCATTGACATTGACAAGTTGATAACCAGTAACTTTACGACCATCTTTAGCGACACGGATAATACCGTTCGCAATTGTTTTGATGTGCCACATATAAGTGGAAATGCGGTACATCATAATTTCTTTTCCTAGAAGTGCATCTAGTTGTTCTTTACTGGTGACTTGACCAGAAATAAGAACATTGAGGACTTTTTCGAAAGGTTTTAGCTTTACAGCCTTGGTAGTTTTAGACATAACAAACTCCTAATAGAATGAACATGAACGAAGTATAGCAGACCGATTACCTTTCGGCAACCAGTCTTTAGGCAATTATGCGGCCTTCAACATAATAGTAGGATACTTAACGAAGCCGCTAGTATCTTTTTTAGCCTTACCTTTGGCATACAAACCAACAATAACACCTTTGGGGTCAAGGAATCGCAAATCAGATTCATCACCGTTAAACACGGGGCGACCATTGTAGGTTTCAGGCATTGCCTCGGTCTTTTTCAGACCGAAAACGGTAGCGACATTCAGACCTTCAGCAATAGCACGGAGGACATCCGTATCATTGCCATCGGCAGCCGAAAAGGTCAATTGATAGTTAGGAATATCTTTCACTTTACGACCAAGGATTTTTGTGTAGTCGTAAAATTGAACATCAGGGAAGGCAGCAAAGATATTGCGGAATAGTTGACCGTTACGGACAACTTCATATTTTTCGAACGATAAGTCCGAAGTGCCATTCAAGCGAAAAACGGGAACCAAATCCAATTTTTTGCTTTGCTTGATTGCCAATTCAATATCTTTAACCAGAAGTGCCATAAACTCGGTACGGTTCTCGAAAAACATTTTTGTTTTGCGTTTACGTGCCTCTTGAATGACATTGGTCGATTCACCTTTTTTGAACATACCGCCGCGACCTGCGGTGTTCAAACATGCCGCGGTACAACCAGCGGTCCGCTTAGGACAAGTTTCATAACCAGAAACGTTAGCGGGTGCAAGGTGCAAAATGTAGGTATTGAAGCCTTGTTTAAGACCTTTCAAGACCTTAGGATTACCAGTAGAAAGAAGTTTCATTCGATTGCCTTATCAACTCAACAAAGTCTATTCTACAGGTTCCGGCAGGAATGGCAACCATTTTTTGCAGATTTGTAAAAAAACAACAGTAATACTAAAGTAGTAATTGTATCAAAAAAGCAACAGCCATAAAACCGAATGTTAAAGTTCTACCAAATAGAGCGCCTAGGAACGCTCCTAAGGCGACAAGCCAGAGGTTTGATAGTCCGATAATCATCCTACCTCCTCATCGAAGCCTGCGCCAGCATATCTTCATCCGTGAACACTGGGACAGCGTTGGATTTGTGCAACGTACCAATACCCTTCATGGCTGTACCGGTATAAACTTTAGGAAGGTTTGGCTTTGTGCAGTCACCACCTGGGGTTGTAACACTTTTGTAGTAAGTTGTCTCTCGACCAGGAGGAGCAGACAATTTTGGAAGTGTGTTAGTGCTTACTAACTTTGCACCAGTAAATTTGCGTCCTTGGATTCCTGGCATGGTTTTTACCGAATCTAACCATGCATCATATTCGGCTTTTTTCTTTTTTGTAATGTTCTTCTTTTTTGAAGAAGATTTCACATAAATCATCATAATAATTCCTCACAAACGGAAGAATTGTATCACACATCTTCAGGTATGGCAAGCGTCCAGGTTCTAAAATCTTTTTTCACCATGTATTCACGTTTAAAATCAAAACCATTTTGCCGGCACCACAACCATGCATCAAGATAAAAGTGAAACTCGATTTCGTGACTCATTCTACCAACTCCGTAACTTTTTTCAGAGTAGTTTTATAAAGTCGCCGGTCAGTGACGTTATAAGCATTCAGCAAAATACTTTCGACAAATGCCGAGGAAGCATTTTCAAGTTCCTCATCTTCAAGCAAAATGTTATCGTAAGACCTCTGTTTATCATTAATCAGAAAATCCACCATGAAATCAAACTTATCCATAATCAACCCTTAGTAAACTTTTTCAAAACTTCCTGTGCATCACTCAAATCACTTGTAATAATTTTATCCATAGATTCCAAAATCACAAGTCGAATAAGAGCCTCACTCATTTCTCTTTCTTCTTCAGTAAGAGTTTCCTGCCATTCTTCAACCTCAGACAATTCGGTCATAGACCAAAGAATGTTGAGCATTTCAACTTGTTCGGGTGTCAAGTTTTCTAATGTAATCACACTGTTCCTTTCAAGAATACATTCATTATATGACAAGAACTCTTGCCTGTCAACCTGAAGTGTTGCTACGGAGTCAACCCTTCAACAATTGCCTGGAATCCGATTCTCGGATATCTTCTTCGAATTGTTGATACTTCAGTCGTTCAAGCATTTTTTTCAATTGCTCAACATCACCTTGTTGAGTTTCAATTTTTAACTCAATATCTTTTATTTGCTTTTTTATCGTATCCATCAAAATTGTAGTCATCGTCCTCTTCCCTCGCTAATCTATAAAAACTTTTGTCATGGTGTTTTTTCTTTTTCTTACCACTCATATTGTAGTCAAGACTTTCATCCGCCTTTCGGAATTTGGTCTTTTCTATTTTTTCTACTTTAATCGCACCTATCATATCTGTTTTTAAATAAACCTCCTTTAAAGTATATGGTCTGCGATACCTAATTTAACAAGTTCTTCAGCCGACAACCAAACATCGCTTGGTGTCAACAATTTAGATTTAACCTCTCGGTTTGTGAGTCCTGATGCATGTTGCAAAATACTTAGCATCATATTATTTGTCATTTCTGCCGATTTGGCGTAAGACTTCAAATCGTGGTGTTTTCCCTCATACGTATCTGAGTATTGGTGACACATTATACTACAATTTTTAGTAATGTATCTGTGCCCTTTTTGGCCGGATGAAAAAATTAAAAATGCAGCCGACATAACAGCACCAACACCAATTGTTTGTATCGGGTTCTTGCTCAACCTCATCATGTCGATAAGACCAAGTGCGTGATACAAATCACCACCGGTAGAATTGACATAGAGTTGTAGAGTATTAGGCTCACCTGTAGAACCGCTGAGTGCATTCTCATAAATTATCCACTGTATAGCTTTTAAAACATTCTGTTCTTCAATCTCACCACTGAGAAAATGAACATGGTTTTTAAGAAATGTGTTATCGTAAATATCTTGAATGGGAAGCGGAAAATCTTTATCTAATTCTGTTCCGCTTTTTCTCCCATTCAAAGGCGCTTTTGATGATAGAGGTAATGTCATGTTTAGGTGAATAATTTAAAAGTTTTTTGGCTTTCTCAATCGCCGCAACTAAGGATTCAGGGTCTCCTTTTCGCCTTGGCAAAACTGTATAGTTTACTTTCTTAAGAGTAACTTTTTCTATAGTTTGAATAATCTCTTTTACACTGTAGCCAACGCCAGCGCCTAAGTTGATAATTTCAGAATTTTTACCTTCTTCTAGATATTTGATTGCTTCAATGTGTGCATCTGCGACATCCTCAACATGAACATAATCTCTAATGCATGTTCCGTCAGGTGTGTCATAATCGTCTCCGTATATTTCAAAACTATTTAGATTTTGAAGAATTCTAGGAATCAAGTGTGTTTCTGGATAATGGTTCTCACCAACATCACCTCCAGAACCGGCTAGGTTGAAATATCTGAAGATGACGTAATTTAGACCAGAATCTTCAATGGCCATTTCACAAGCATGTTTAGAATTGGCGTAAGGATTGTTATTGACAATTATTTCATTTTCCACAATAGGAATAGAACTGTCAATGTAAAGACCCGCCGTAGATGAAAAAATAATCTTCTCACATCCGTGGCGTTTCATTGCTGCCAGTACACGAACAGTACCACCAACATTGTTTTCCCAAAATTGAGTTGGATGCTTCCAGGATTCACCGACTTCAATCATTCCCGCAAGGTGAAAAACCACATCGATTTCGTAGTTGTCAAAAATTTCTTCCAACGAATTAAAATCTAAAACATCGGTTCGGTGAAAACGATGAAAAAAGGAATGTTCAGGTGTTTGCTTATCAACACCTATGACACGAAAACCTTCTTCTTTAAGTCTTTTGCTTAGGTGAGAACCAAGGTAACCGGAGACCCCGGTGACCAAAGCCGTTCTTCTTTTATTTTCCATGGGAAAGCTCCATCATATTTTTTACTCATCGCCAAGTTTCCTTGGTCAAAAAATTCATGCTTCACGGAATTGGGATTTCCGTCTAAGCGGTAACATAAGGTGTGTTCTCGGTTGCAGTCATACTTTGGAAAAAATTTTGCAAGGTTGAAGAAAAATTTTCTATCAGCGCCCCACTGCCCGTACCAAGAATGACCGATATTAATAGCAACATCACGCTTAACGGCAAAGCTTGAAGTGTCAATATGATGGACATTTTCATCAAAAAATACTGGCCATTTTCCAAGAGATTCACAGTTGTCCTCACAAAGGTAGTTTCCTTCTTTATCATAAATTTTTCTCAAAG